ATTAAAACAAATAGGAATAACTCAAGTATATTTTACTGATCATAGTACAGCAGTATTACGTGCAATGGTTTGGTTTAATAGAATGGGTGCTGAAATAGTAGGTACAACTAATATTAGTGAATATGAAGAAGGATTAATAATAGAATTATAGAAGCTAAGTAATTAGCTTCTTATACATATAATAATAAAGAGGTGAGATAGAATGGCTACTTATAATGGAAAAGAAGGAGTATGGCGCACAGTAGGCGGAAGAAGAATATTTATAGCTAATGGAGAAGATTTAGCAACAGCTATGAGAAATAGTGGTAAATTTAATAGAAGTGGGACATTAAGAGAAGGAAAGAATGGAATGTATCTAGAAGAAGATAATAAAAGTATGGATAGTATAATAAGCGATACTAAACCAAAAGATACTAGATATATGGAATTTGGATATGAAATAGAAGATGATAAAATAACTTTACGCGCAGAAGGTACTAAAAAGGTAGAACATATTAGTGAAGATAGTGATTATGATATAGATAATGTAGCTATAACTAAAATGGAAAGATGGGCTAAGAAGGTAGGAACTGAAATAAAGAAAAATAAATCTATTAAAAATGGTAAAGAAATAGCAGAAGCTATAAATGATGAATTAGATTGGGATTGGTATTCAGGAATGTCATTCTTTGGTGGAGATGTACCATTTACTTATGGAGGATTCCAATTTACTATAGACTTAGATGTAGAATAATAGAACTATTAATTAGTTCTTTTTTATTGCCAAATTGTTAGTTTATGGTTGATTTTTCTCATAAAATATGTTATAATATATATATAAATTAAGAAAGAGGAAGGTTTTAAATATGAAAATAATGGAGATTTTTAAAAATTATGTTTGTAAAGGAATGGCATTAGACTTTAATAGTTTATATAACGTAGCTAAAGTAAAAGGTTATTACAACAATAAAAATGATTTTGAAATTGATTTAGAGAGAGCTATGGACGAAGGATTAGTTGGTTGTACTAGAATTAATGACCAAAATAGATTCTTCGCATTATAATAGAAAAGAGGTAATGAAAATGGATAACTTATTATTAACTTATAAAGGTATCAATATTTATATAGGTACAGTAAATGATACTGAATGTTATATATTCTACTCAAAAAATAATCTTAGACATGCATACGCAACAGGTTTATATACATTAAAACATATAAAGAAAAGAATAACAGAAGAAATGAAATTAAATAACTTCTAATAAATAACCAGAAATGGTTATTTTTTTATGTCTAAAAAATGATTTTGCGGGCGAAAAAGAAGTATGGTATAACAATAGTATAAATATATATAATAAAATAATATAATAATAAAGATAAGAGAGATATAAATACGTAATAATATAGGTATAGATATAATAATGTATAATAGAATAGGTTCAATGAAATATATATATAGAAAAGAGGAGAAAGATATTATGACAGATAATATATATAGCCAAATACGTAATTATCATAGACAAAAGAGTTCTCCTAGTAAAGGAAGTCCTTATGTTGGTAATAAAGGAAATAGTAATGTTAAAGAGATAGATCTTAATAAAGTAATAGGTAGAGAGTATGAGCCATTTTGGTATAGTAGAGAGAGATATAGAGTAGTTAAAGGATCCAGAGGTAGTAAGAAGTCAAAGATCACAGCTTTATTTTATATTAGCAATATGATGGAATATCCTATGGCTAATTTAGTTGTAATAAGAAAACGTCTTAATACTCATCGTACATCTACTCGTAATGACTTAATATGGGCTATTAATAGATTAGGAGTTAAAAGTGATTGGCAATACAGTGAATCAGATTCAGGAGAATTAACTATAACTAGAAAGAGTACAGGACAAAAGATATTCTTCAGAGGATTTGATGATCCACTTAATATTACATCATTCTCAGTTTCAGTAGGAGTATTATGCTGGGCTTGGTTCGAAGAAGCCTTTCAAATAGAATCTGAAACTGATTTCGATAAAGTAGATAAGTCTATTCGTGGTAAGATGCCAGATGGATCTGAATTAAGTGATCATGGATTATGGAAGCAAATAACATTTACATTCAATGCTTGGTCTGATAAATGGTGGGGCAAGAAGAGATTTTTTGATAAGTGTCCTGATGTTAATATAACAGAAGATGAATTAGATGAGTATAATGAAGGTAAACGTAAGAAGATTAATAAATGGGCTAGTAACCCAAAACAAAGTATATTTGTAGGTACTACTATATATGCATGTAATGAATTCTTAGATCAAGATGACTTAAACTTATTTAATATGACTAGAATTAATAATCCTATAGCATTCCAAATAGAAGGATTAGGTAACTGGGGTATTAGTGAAGGTCAAATCTTTAGAAACTGGACTGTTATGGATTTCGATTATAAACAAATAATAAAGAAATCAATTAATATAAATGGTAAAACTAAATTACAAGTAAGATTTGGATTAGACTTTGGTTATGCAAATGACGTAGCAGCATTGATCAGTTGTATAGTAGATGAAGAAAGAAGATTAATCTATATATTCGACGAATTCTATAAAGCTGGCCAAACCAATCTCATGCTGGCCAATATGATTAGATATAAAGGTTATCAAAAAGAAGTTATTAGATGTGATTCGGCTGAACCGAAAAGTATCGCAGAGTTAAAGTATTTTGGAATTACTAGAGCTACAGAAGCATTAAAAGGTAAAGATAGTATTAGACAAGGTATAGGACGTTTGAATGATTATAAGATAATTGTTCATCCTAGCTGCGAAAATACTATTATAGAGCTTAATAACTATGTATGGAAGAAAGATAAAGATACAGAGAAGTTATTAAATGAACCTATAGATGAATATAACCATTTAATGGACGCATTAAGATATGCAACTGAAGGAATAAGAGTAAGAACATTTAGATGGTAGGAGGTAGTACTATGGATTATTCGTTTATAGCAGAAATGAGAGATGGAAGAGTTATTACCTTATGTGAATGGGATAACTTAGAATTCTTTGAATCAATGATGGATCAATTCGAAGAGAGTGATTATATTAAACGTTTTATAATAGGCTATAATGGTTTAGTAATTAATGATAAATGGTTAAAACCTAAATCAAAGCAATTAGTGAGGAGGAAAGAAAATGAGATACAAAGTAGTAAACTTAACAAGTCTAAGTAATAGGGAGATAGGTCATATAATGGATCGTATAATTAGTGAAAGTGATGATCAAACTAATTACATAGGTAAAATAGAACGATTCACTATAAGTCATATGGACGATGAAAAAGATTATAAGATTGAAATAAAGTATATGAAAACTTATACTCAATGGACATTTACGGAGGTGTTAGCATGCGAGCATTCATAAAAGAGGATAAATGGGAAAAGTTTAAAGAAGTAGCTAATAAGTATGGTTTTTATATAGATAATGTAAAACCTAAGCAATTTCTTACTAAAGAGATAGATAGTGACTTACATCTAAAAGTTCAAAAGAAAACAAGAGAAATGCATTTATTAACTCCAATGGGTGGAAGTCCATTTATGGAAATACATATTCCATTTTATCAAGATCTATACGATGATGATTTTGTAGAATTCATGGAAAGTAAATTTGATTAGGAGGTAAATATGAAAAAGTGGTTAAAAGATCATAAAGAAGATCTATTAGTTGTTTGGGGATCAATAGGAACAGTATGTGCTATAATTTTATTAGTATATAGTATAGCTGTATCAGCAATGGCATCTGATTTAGTTAATGTAGTTAATTCAAAAGATAAAGAAATAGAAAAGTTAACGAAAGAACGTAATCACTATTTCTATTTATCAGATGATCTAGCTCAAACTTATGAAGATGTAGTCCCAAAAGCTCAATATGTACAAGATATTGAATACTTAGAATTAGTTATTTTAGAGCTAAGAGACAAATGTGAATCATATAATAATAAAGATAATTAAAAGGAGGAAGATTATGGCTAAGAAAAGATCATTAATGGTTAATAACAATCTAGGCGGTAATCAAATCATATATAATGATAAAGAAGCGCCAATAAAGGACACTATAGAAACATATAACGTTAGTGCTAATAATATAGATGTAGATAAATTAGTACAAAAAGTATATGATGAATTCAATAATAGTGAAGAGCGTAAGCTTATGTTAGATGGAATTAAGTATTATCAAAATGAATCTGATATAGATAATAAAGTTAGATATGATCATTGCGGTACAGATAGTACTAAGAATGATAAATTATCTAATGCCAAGATGCATAAAAACATTATGCGTAAATTAACAAGACAAAAGATTAATACTTTATTAGGTAAACCTTATAGTATTAAAACAGCTAATGAGAATTATAAGAAAATATTAGAAGATGAATACTTCACTAAATTCTTATATAGAAAGATCTATAATACAACTAAAGAAGCGATTAAAGAAGGTATTAACTGGCTTAATGCTTATTATGATGAGAATGGAGTACTTCAATTTAGACGTGTTCCAGGACATCAAGTAAAAGTATTCTGGGAAGATAGAGAACATACTAAGATTAATCAATTAATACATTATTATGAAATAGCTGTATATAAAGGCGATAATAAAGATAATACTACATATGCAGATTATTATAGTAATAATGGTGTAATCCATTATGTAAAAGAAGATAAAGGTTTTGTTAGAGATAAAGAAAGACCTGCTGAAGAGGGTAACTTTACTTTAATGGTACCGCAAACAGAAGATATCAAAAATGATAAAGGTGAAGTAATAGAAAAAACATATAAATTAGATGAAGAAGGTCGAATCATATTCGAACCACAACAAATGGTATGGGAGAGAATTCCTTGGATCCCTCTTAAATATAATCAAGAAGAAACAAGCTTACTAAAATATGTAAGAAGTTATCAAGATTATTATGAAAAGTTATTAAGTGCTATGGTAGATATCATTATAGATATTCCAAATGCAGTTAAATACTTTAAAGGTTATTCAGGAGCTAATTTAGCTGAGTTAACGCAAAATATAGCTACATATAGAGCTGTATTAGTTGATCCTGATGGAGATGTAGGATCTTTAGAAACTCCATTCGAAGGTACAGCATTCGGAGATATTCTAGATAGAATAAGAAAAGATGCTTACGAAGATGGTGGCGGAGTTGATATTCAATCTGATAAAACTGGAGATAAGAGTGGAGTAGGATTAAAGTTCTTATATTCTGATCTAGATTTAGATTTGGGTGAATTAGAACAAGAAATGGACGTATTCTTTGAATGGTTATTATGGTTCATTGATTTTGATATTAATATGAGAGGTAAAGGTGACTTTAACGAAGAAGAAGTTACATTCGAATTCAATAAGACTAATATCGTTAATGAAATGGAACGTATCCAAATGATCAACCAATCTAGAGATATGATTCCAGATGAAATCTTATTACCTAAACATCCATTCGTTGAAGATGTTAGCGAGGTAGAAGAAGCTATCGAAGCTCAAAGAGAAGCTGAAGCAGCTGAATTAGAAGATGAAATGAAGAGATTTGGTAATGAAGGTTTCGATAAGAATATGCCAAGAAGTACTTTACCAAAAGTAACTAAACATAATAAAGATAGTAAAGCTAATCAAAATAAAGGAAATGATCCTAAGAAGGAATTAAGGGCAAGTAGTAATACCAATAGTTAGGAGGTATTAGATGACAGCTGAACAAATTAAAGAAGCTATCGAAAATAATAGCAATTATTGGGAAAGAAGAGCACTAGAGAATAAGCTTAACATAATTGAGAATGAAGAAGATTATGTTAAGCGTATTAGTGCGCTGTATGATAAAGCTAGTAGAGATATTGATGATAAACTAGCTGCTATTTATACTAGATATGCTAAAGAAAATAAATTAACATTAGATGAAGCATACCAAATGCTACCTAAAAAGATGGAAACTCAATATAAACGAGATGTTATGGATTATATTGAAAAAGCCAAAAGTGGTGATGGTAAATGGAAGCAATATCTACTTAATCAAAGTATTATGCATAAGCATTCTGTTTTAGATCAATTAAGAACAGAAATGCGTAATGCTGTATATAATATTGATATGGAAACTACAGGCGGTAAGTTCCTTGAAAAGATCTTTATGAATTCAAATTACTATGCTCAATATACAGATGGTAATGAAGCATTCGCTAAAGTAGATCAAGATAAGATTAAAAGATTATTAGAAGAAGATTGGTCTGGTGGAGGTAACTTCAGTAGTTCTATATGGAAGAATAAAGAACAATTAATTAATGCTTTAGATGATATTGTTATTAGAGGATTAGCTACAGGTGAAAGCTATGAAGATATGGCTGATAGATTAGCTAAGAGAATGGAAACTAGTAAATCTAATGCTAGAAGATTAATAATGACAGAATCAGCTAGAATGGATAATGAAGGGTTATTAGCTCATTATAAAGAAACAGATGTTAAGAAATTAGTATTTGTAGCTACATTAGATATGAGAACTTCTGATATATGCAAAGCAATGGATGGCGAGATAATTCCTATAGAAGAAGCTAAAATAGGGTTAAACGTACCTCCTATGCATCCATATTGTAGAAGTGTTATTAGTCCTTATTATGAATTCAATGAAGTTAATGATAGGGTATATAGAGATAAAGATACAGGTAAAACTGAATCAGGTGATTATAAGGATTATGTAGATTATCTTAAAAGACATTTAGGAGATCAAAAACAAGCCGAAGCATTAGCTAGTAAGAAGAATACATTAAAGAATCTATTATTAGCTACAGCACCAAATGCAGCTGCTTCTTTATCTAGTATGGATCCAACTATAAAAGAGATAACTGGACATGATATAAACGAAGAACATTTCGAATACGTAAAGAGTAGAAATGATCGTGATAGTGAATATTATGTAAAGAGTGGTAATACTACATATGAAGAGATAGATGAGATGTTTAAGGATCTAAAGAAGGCAATAGAAGATGAAGCTAATGATGTTGCTATAAATGTTAAGGCAGATGCTTTAGAAAAGATATTAGAAAGTAATAAGATCTTAAATGGATTTGAAACAGATAATATTCGTAATATGGTAGAGAGACATAGAAGAAGAGCTGAAAAGGATCTATTCAATATACCAGAAGATGCTGCTGCTTCACTTAGACCTGTTTATGGATTCTTATCTAATAATGAAATACTAAATGGTATACCTGGCGCAAGATTAGGTATGTATGGTGATATAACTATTACATTAAAGAAAAGTGTAAAGAGTAAATGTACTATAACTATTGGAGATTCTTTAGATATGAGTTGTTCTGTATTCCCATCTAGATTAAATAACTTAAAGTCATATAGTTGTCTTTATTATGATTTAGAAGATTTCCAAAACATGGGATTAGGTGGCTTACATGTATATCCTGAAGTTCAAATATTTAAGAAATTAGATTTAGATGATATTCAAAGAATAACTATTCCAAAAGAATATAAAACATCTAAGCTAGAAAAATTATTAGAGAAAAATGAAATAGAAGTTGAGTGGAAATAAGTTATGATTGATTTTTTCCATAAAATATAGTATAATATAATTAAGAAAAGGAGGAATAATAAATGGCAAGAAAGGGTACAACAACTTTCAATGGCAAAACTGGAGTTTGGAGAACTGTAGGAGGTAGACGTATATTTATCGCTACAGGAGAATCTTTAGAAGAAGCTATGAGAAAGTCAGGTAAATTTGGTAAATCAAGTACTATAGGAGAACCTCTACCTGCAATATCTACTTATTTAGAAAAGCATGGAGTTAATTATGCCGATTTAGATAGTGATGAGGTTAGAGAATATTTAAAAGAATATAGAAGAACAGGGAAGATAGAATCTTTAGAAAATAGTAAAGATTCTAAAGGTCCTGGAAAAATTCAAAAAGAATATGGTCTAAAAGATGTTAGAAATGAGATGTATGTAGATCAATATAAAAAGGGTGAAATGGATACAGCTGAGTTTAGACAAAAAATGCTACAAGGTGGAGAATCTATTGAAACTGTTGATAAAGCTATTGCTAAATCATTATCTAATGATACAGATAAGACTATACAGATGAAAGGCGGAGATAAAACTCAATATAAAGTTTTAGACGAAGCTACTGATAGTATGGGTGAAAAGATCTATAAAGTTATGGAAAATGGACAAGAGAAATGGGTTCAAGGTGATCTATTTGAAGAAAATTCAGCAGCTGGTAAAGCATTAAAAAATATTCAAGAAGCTAATAAAGCAAATAGAGCTAAACAAGCACAAGCTGATTTAGATGCCTCATTAAATGAATACAAAGATGCTAAAAAGCAATATGATAAAATAGTAGCTAAAACTCAAAATATGGATTGGGGATCAGATGAATATAAAGCATTACGTCCTGAAAAAGAACAACTATATCAAAAGATGAAAGCAGCTAAAACAGTGGTTATAAATAAATTTAGTGAAACAATGCCTGATGAAGATATGTATAAAGTTGCTGAAGAAGTATCAGGTATTAAGGGATTAAAATTCACTAAGACAATGGAAAATAATTATCAAGGACAACCATATTCTAAATATCAATCAAATGATATTAAGGATCAATCAGGCGTATTTAGTGCAGTCTTAAAAGAAGCTAGAATAGAAACATTTAACTCAAGCTTTAGTATAGACGAAAATACAGGTGAGCCTAGATATTGGGGATCATTAGTATTAAGATACGAGCATAAAGGTGGAGGATCTAATGGTATGGATCTATTAAATATTGAATATAATCGTAAAGAAGGCTGGAAGATGAGAGATGCTTCAGGATACATGTATCAAAACGGTAAGAAACTATCAACAGTTGCAGATATGAAGCAATATTTCATTGATGCAGGTTATAGTGCATCATCAGCGCAAGACATGGCAACTGAATACATTAATAACAGAATTGTTAAATAAAAAGAGAACTAATTATTAGTTCTTTTTTTTAATTTATAGTAGAATATCATATAATAATAAAGAAATGATTAGTGTAACAATTAGTCGTTCAAGTTTAAGGTATTTTAAATCTCGCGGAGGACAAGCCTTCGGTAACAAAAATGAAGGAGGAAAAATATTATGAGAGAATTTTTAAGAGGCTTAGATTTAGATTCTGAAACTATTGATACAATAATGGCAGAACATGGGAAGTTAGTTACTAAGGATAAAGAAAAGATCCAAGAACTAAAGAATGATCTTAAAAAAGCACAAGATGACTTAGCAGATGCTAATAAGGATGTTGACAAAAAAGTTCAAGATGCATTAGCTGCTGAAAAGAAGAATTTCGAAGTTAAAATGGAGCTTAAAGATCAAGTTCACAATGTTGACATTATGATGAGTCAATTAGATTTAGAAAAAGTAGTGATGGATGAAAATGGAAAGATAAAATCAGGTTTGAAAGAACAATTAGATGCTATAAAGAAAACAGATGCTTTCTTATTTAAAGAACCAGCAAATAACAATAATAATGGTTTTAACCAAGCATTTATTAAAGGAGCTACTCCAAAGAATGGGGAAGGAGCACCACAAACTAATTTATCTGCCGGTGAAGCTTTCGCTAAGAATCTAGCTCAAGGCAAAAATGATGCCGTTAAGAATTCAGCAGAAAGTATTTATTTTGGTGAATAATAAAAGGAGGAAAGAAATATGAAAGTAGTTCAAACAGAATATGGAACAAGTAAAGATATTCTTTTTAACTTAGATCCATATACAGCAAGACCTATTATGGTTGAAGATGATGGTGTTGTAGCTAATGAAAATGGAAGAAAAATAGTTCCAGCTGGTACTATTCTTGGTATCGATGGAAAGGCTGTTAATGACGCAGGATCAAGATATGTTTTATTAAAAGATGTTGATGTAACAAATGGACCTGCTGCTGGAGCTGGAGTATATCGTGGTACTATTAATAAAAATAAATTACCAGTAGTGCCAACACCACCAGCAATGATAGCATTAAAGGGTATTATATTCATGAGTGATGACGATTTGGAATATGTTTAAGAAATAGAAAGATAAGGGAGGAAATAAAGTATGAATAACATTATGGATTTAGTTAGTGCTAAGGCGTTAACAACATATTGGCAAGAAACTGTAAGTAATCGTGTTCCTTACCTAGGAGAAGGACTATTCCCTTCTAAAAAGAAAATGGGATTAGACCTTGCTTGGATTAAAGGTTACAAAGGATTACCTATAGCATTAAAACCAAGTCATTTCGATACTAAAGCTACAGTTCGTGATAGAATTGGTGTTAAAAAGATCGAAACTGAAATGCCATTCTTCAGAGAAGCAATGACAATTAAAGAAAGAGATAGACAAGAATTATTAAGATTCCGTGAAAACGATAATCAAGCATTATATAGTTCTATTATCTCAGAAATTTTCGATGATAGAGCACAATTAATTGAAGGTGCTTTAATTCAAGCTGAACGCATGAGAATGCAATTACTTGTAACTGGTGGTATTAGTATAATCGCAAACGGAGTTGATTATACATATAATTATGATGTAGATGGTGAATGGACTAGAAATAACTATCAAGAAATGAGCGGAACTTCTATGTGGTCTGCAGTTGAAACAGCTACTCCATTAGAAGATTTACGTGCAATGCAACAAAAGATAGTAGATTTAACAGGAGTAAAACCAACAAGAGCTATTATGACTCAAAAAACTTGGAATTACTTACTACAAAACAAAGCTATCAAAGTTGCTATTAATCCATTAGCAGGAGGATCTAACTTAGTTAGAGATGCTGAACTTAAATCATTATTAACTAGTGAATTAGGTTTAACAGTAGCTATCTATGATAAGAAATTTAAAGACGAATCAGGAGCTACTCATAACTTCTATCCAGATGGATATGTTACATTAATCCCATCTAACACTGTTGGTAATACTTACTATGGTACAACTCCAGAAGAAGCAGATCTTCAATCAGCTAACTTCAATGGTGACGTATCTATAGTAGAAACAGGTGTAGCTGTTACTACAATCAATATACCACATCCAGTTAATAAAGAAACAATTGTTTCAGAAATTGTTTTACCTTCATTCGAAAGAATGAACGAAGTTGCTACAATGAAAGTTGCAGCGTAGTCCAATAGAGGAAGGTTGCGACATACCTTCCTTTATTTATAATAATTTAGAAGGAGGAGAATTCTATGGTATTTCCATTCGCAGTAAAACATAATGGTGTTTTATATGAACCAGGGAAAAAAGTTCCTATTGGCGAAGAACCAAAGAAAGAAGTGGAACTTGAAGATAAAACTGCTTCAGAACTATCTAAAGAATTAAAAGATAGATTTGATATTGATATGGCACCTCAAAAAGGTAAAGCTAAACTTCAAGAAGCATTAGAAGAAGCAGAAAAAGCAGCTAAGGAAGCAGAAGAATCTGAAGAAGATCCTGAAATCACAGAACCAGAAGGTAATGAAGATCCTGAAGGTGAAGAAGGAAATGATGATTCATTCTTAGATAAAATTATTAATGAATAAATTAGCGAGGAGGTGCTAATATGAAAGTTGAAGAAATCTTAGATTATAAGTTAAAGAAACTCTTTCCAACTGATAAGTATGAAAAGATTACTAAAGAGGATAAAGAGTTTATATTAGCACAAGCTAAGGTAAAGATACAAGAATATTGCCATAGAAGAGATATGCCAAAAGCTATCTATTATCTATGGGTAGATATTGCTATTGAGATATTAAAAACAGTTGATAGTTCTTTATTTAAAAAAGATATCACTACTGATGAGGAATTAAGTAAGAGAGTAACAAGTATTAAAGCTGGAGACAGCAGTATTAGTATTGAAGCAGCAGGCGAAAGTGATACTATCGACACTGGTTATAGTACTAATGGCGATGATGCTATGATATTAACTAGCTTTGCTAAGCAGTTACAAGCTTTTAGAAAAGTAGCTGCTGGATGTGGAGATGGAACACATGGCATTTAATTTCAGACCATATGGTAAATTATTAAATAAATTTCTATATGATGATACTTGTACTATTACTAGACTAAAACAAGGTACAGATGAATATGGTGCTTCAAAACCTGATAGTAGGGAGGAAGTATATAAAGATATTGCATGTAAATTTAGTTTTAGTGAAAAAGATAGTCCTGCAGATAGTGATGGGACATATATGCCAGTATTAAAGCAAGTTGCTGTATTCACTGATCTAGATCATGAAATAATAGCAGGTGATTATATCACAGGTTATAGAGAAGATAAAGTATCAGGAATAAAGCAATTAGTTAATGGTATATGTGGTAAGCCAAATAGATTCGATACTCACCAAGAAATACCAATTCAAATCGAAGAGGAGAATTAGATGTTTGGATATTCAATTGATACTAAAGCGTTAAGTGAGTATCAAGTAAGAGTATTAAGAGCAGCTAAAAAGCTTGAGGATTTTGAAAGAAAGTTTCTTAATACATTAGCAAATATGACTATGCAAAAAGTAATGCCTAGAACTCCTGTAGATACTGGAACGCTAAGAAGAAGCTGGAAAGTATCTAAAGTAGTTAAGAAAGGTAATACTTTAGAAATAGTTATATATAATGATGCGAAACAAAATGGTATGGATGAAAGCTATGCTTCGTATGTTGAATACGGGCATTTCACTAGAAATAGAGCTTCTTGGGTAGAGGGTACATGGATGTTAACCACTTCTACTGATGAAGTAAAAGCTGAAATGATAAGAGTATGGAATATGCTATTTGATGAATTCGTAAAGGAGGCTGGATTGTAATGGAATTAGAGATAACAGAAAATATAATTAGAGGATCTATAGTCTATGCTTTAAAAAATGCCTTTGGAGATTCTTACAAATATTACGATGAAGAAATAGAACAAGGATTCGAAAAACCTTCATTTCATGTAAGTAGAATTAACTTGACTAGTCGAAAGGGTTATACAGGGCATGAACATAGATTAGTAGATAATACTTATAGATATGTTATTAAATATTTCACTGATGAAAAATTCGGCAAGATAAAGGATATCAATGATAAAATAGATAAATTAAGAGAAATCTTTAATTATTTAGAAATAGTTAATATAGTAGATAAAAAAGTATATAAAAAGGAAAATAGAATCAATGATATTACAGTTACAGTAAGTGATGGAGTATTATTATTTGAAATAAGTTTTCCTATACGTACTATGCAATATCTTGAAATTGATAAAGTAAAATCTAATATGTTAGAACAACATATAATAAATAAAGAAAAGGAGGAAGAGTAATATGGCAGGTGGAGTTTTCCAAAGTCAAAATAAAGTGAGACCTGGTGCTTATATTAAATTCCAAGGAGTTCCTGCGGAAAATAATATAGTAGGATCTCGTGGAGTTGTTACTTTCGCTGCACCTCTTGGTTGGGGACCTGAGCAAGAACTTATTAAAATCACAGTAGCTGATTTATATAATTCTAACTTAGAAAAACTAATTGGTGTTAATGTTTATTCTGATGCAGCTAAATTAGTTAAAGCCGCTTTAGAAAATGCTCATACATTATTACTTTATAGAGCTAATAAGAGTGGAGTTAAAGCAAAAGCAACAATCAATGTTGGTGATAAGAGTTTAGTTGTAACTGCTAAGTATGCAGGTACTATTGGAAATAAAATTAGCGTAGTTATCAAAGAAGCATATAACGGAGGATATAGTGTTAATACTTACTTAGGTACTACACAAAAAGATGCACAAATCGTTAGTGATTTAGAAGATCTAGTAGCTAATGATTTCGTAGAATTTAGCGGAGAAGGAACTATTACAGCAGAAGTAGTTAATACATTACTTACTGGTGGTACAGATGGTTCATTCGAAACTTCTGATTATAATACTTATTTAGCAGTATTAAAAACAACTCAATTTGATACATTAGCTGCATATAACTTCTCAAGCGGAGCTGCATTATTCAATGGAAATGATATCGTATCATTCATCCAAGAAATGAGAGAAACAAGAGGAATTAAATGCCAAGCAGTTATTAATAACTATGTTTCAGCTAACTATGAAGCAGTTATTAGTACAAATGGTCAAGGAGTTAAATATGCTGATGGTACTGAATTATCAGGTGAAGAATTCGTAATTTGGGTAGCTGGAGCAACAGCTGGAGCTGATATTACTGAATCTAATACTTATAAAGCAGTAGCAAATGCAGTTGAAATTACTAACAATGTATTAGAAGATGATATTGAAAACTTAATTACTCAAGGTTACTTAATTATTAGTAAACGTAGAGATGGAGTTATCGTAATCGAAAAAGACGTTAATACATTAGTTACATTAAGAGATGATGTTACAGCAGCATTCAAAGAAAATAAAGTAATCAGATTACTTGATGCAGTAGCTAACCATATAGCATTAGATTTCGAACAAAACTATATTGGAAAAGTTACAAACGATGTTACTGGAAGAGATTTATTCAAAGCTAGTATCATTGGATACTTATCAGAATTACAAACTAGTGGAGCAATTATTAACTTCAATAGTTCAACTGATGTTAAAGTAGAAGCTGGAGAGCAAGTAGATTCATTCTATTCAGAAATTGCTATCCAACCAACTTATAGCGTTGATAAACTATACATGGTTGTTAACGTAAAATAATAATGAAAGGAGTTGTTGTAAATGAAAACACTAAGAGCTAGTGATATTCCTGCTGGTTCAGAGGCAACTGCCTATATTGAAATCGATGGTGTAGTAGAAGAATTCTTCTATGCTAAATCAATTGAAGCAAATGCTGAACTTAACAAATCTGAAGTTAAAGTAATGGGTAAACGTGGAGTTCAAAACAAAGCTACTGGATGGACTGGTAGTGGTTCTATGACTATTTACTACGTAACTTCTATTTTTAGAAAAATGTTATCAAAATATGCTAAGGAAGGAGTTCTTCCAGCATTTAAACTAGTTGTTACTAATGAAGACAAAGGTACTTCAATTGGTAAACAAACAGTAGTTTTATATGACTGCGTAATTGATAGCGTTAATTTAGTTAAGTTTGATGTTGACTCAGATGCATTAGACGAAGATATGGATTTCACATTCAGTGATTTCGATATCTTAGATGAATTCGGTAAACCAGTTTATACTGCGTAATTCATTCAAAAATATAGCGTATTAATGAGTTTAGGCCTTAGGTAATATAATTTATCGATTAAAGCCTAAACTCGCTTATATACGCGAAATAAACGGCAAATAAGAGAGGAGAATATTATATGTCAGTTTTAAAGGATTTCTTAATTGAGAATTCAGATGTAATTAATAAGGAAGTTGAGGTTGCTGTTAGTTCTAGATTTAAAGATAAAGATGGCAATTTATTAAAATTTAAGATTAAGCCTATGAGTGGTGATGAATTTGGAAAATACCAAAAGCAATGTACTACTATAACATTCAATAATAGAAAGAGAGAAACAAACTTTGATACAGGTAAGTTCAATTTAATGTGTATTGTTAATCATTGCACAGATCCTAGTTTCAAAGATGCTGATCTATTAAAAGAATTAGGAGTACAAACACCAGAACAAGCAGTTAGTAAAACTTTATTAGCTGGAGAAATTGTTGAATTGGGTAGTCAAATAAGTAGTATTTCTGGATTCGATACAGATATTAATGAAGAAATTGAAAAAGCAAAAAACTAATTGAGGAAGGTGATGGCGAGACGATGTACGCGTACTTCGCTTTCCATAAGATACACATGAGGCCTTCCGAATTTGCCAATTTACCGGTAAAAGAGAAGGCCTTAATTATTGCCTTCATAGATGAATATCAAAAGCAAAAGAAGAAAGAACAGTCTAAAATGAATTCAGCTAAAGGCAAAAAAAGATAGCGTACAAGAATAGGAGGTAGTGTATGGCAACTATTAGTTCAATCTTTAAGATACAAGATAATGCAACTAAAACATTTAATAAAGTTGCTAATTCTATTGATGATATTATTAGTAAAGCAGATCAATTAAGTAATAGAACCTCCACAACAGGTGCTGGAATAGAAAGCATGAATCCTGCATTAACAAAAGCGATTCAAAAGTATGATGAGTTAAATGCTCAATCTAATTCCCTTGAGCAAAAATCAATATTACTTCAAAAACAAGAGAAGTTATTGATAAGAGAATTAAATAAACAAAAGAACTCTAGAGAGCAAAATGAAAAGGCTATATTAGGTATCGAAAATCGTTTATTTAATGTAAGAGGACAATTAGAGCAGATCGAGAACAAGGGTAATAAGATTACTCAAGAAATCGAAGAACAAGCTAAATTAATTAATAATATAGCTAATAATGTAGGTAATGTAAAACCACCGCAAGATAGAATAAAAGAAGGATTTGAAGCATGGCAAGCTAAAATCATTACTATTAATCAAGGATTACAATTAATGAAATCTATAGGTAATGGTATTAGGTCAGTTTTAAATTATTCTGATAATCTTACATTAAGTAGTGCAAGATTAAATATGGTTAATGATGGTTTACAAACTACAGCTGAGTTACAAGAAAAGATATTTGCAGCTTCGCAAAGATCAAGAGGATCTTATGATGATTTAGCTAAATCTGTTTCTAAATTAGGATTAACTGCATCACATGCTTTCAATAGTAATGATGAAATGATCGCATTTAGTGAAATGATGCAAAAGTCATTTAAGGTTTCAGGAGCATCACAAACAGAAATTAGTTCAGCTACTTACCAATTAACACAAGCAATGGCTGCCGGTAAATTACAAGGTGATGAATTCCGTAGTATTATGGAAAATGCACCAATGTTAGCAGATGCTATTGCTAAGTACTTAGGTAAGTCAAAAGCTGAATTAAAAGAACTTTCTAGAGAAGGTAAGATTACTTCAGATATTATTAAAGCAGCTATGTTTAGTGCAGCTGAAGATATCAATGCTCAGTACGAACAAATGCCAAGAACATTCCAAGATATGGCCCAAAGTATTAAAAATACAGCTCAACTTGAATTTCAAGGAGTTGCTAATAAAATAAGCGATATGCTTAATAACGAAAAAGTAGTAGCTTTCATGAGTAAAATAGAAAAAGCTATTAAAGTAGTAGCAAAAGGGGCAGAATGGATGGTTGATCAAATTGGTAAAGCAGTTAGTTGGGTTTATGATAACTTAGCTTATGTTTTAACAATAATGACTGTTGTAGCAGGATATATGCTTATTGGTATGGTTCCAGCTATTATGAAAGTTGTAAGTGCTTTATTCTTGAAAGCAGCCGCCTGGGCAGCAGCTCATTGGCAAATACTTGCTGTAATAGGAGTTTTAACTATAGGATATGCGATATTTGAAAAGACTGGTAGTATACTTACTTCATTAGCTTGGGTAGTATTACTAGTAGCAGGAGCATATGCAGCATGGCATGCAATTCAATGGGCATTAAATGGAGCATTATATGCATGTCCAATTGTTTGGATTATAGCTTTAGTAATAGCCGTAATTGCAGCGATCTATTTATTAATACAATGGATTTTAAAACTAGTAGATAGTAATGATACAGCACTTGGAATCATATGCGGAGCATTAAATGTTGCAATTGCATTTATTTATAACTTATTCTTAGGTTTACTAGATTTAGTACTTGGAATGGTAAGTTATATCATTAATCCATGGATTTCATTAGCAAATTTCTTTGGAAATTTATTTAATGATCCAATAGGTTCAATAATTAATCTATTTGGTAGTTTAGCAGATAATGTACTAGGAATAGTAGAAACAATAGCTAAAGCAATAGATAAAGTATTTGGATCTAATTTAGCAGGTAGCGTAAGCAAATGGCGTAAAGGATTAGATAAATTAACAAGTAAAGCTGTTGAGAAGTATGGTAATGGTTCATATGAAAAATTACTTGAAGAAACTAATTTAAGTTCTGATACATTAGGATTAAAACGTATGCAATACGGTGATTCTTGGAAATCAGGATTAGATTTTGGAAATAATCTAGCAAGTAAAATAGAAAGCTTTGATCCAAATGCAGCATTAAATGGCTTACTTGGTGGAGAAGATGATGCTGATAAATATGGTGGTTATGATTATCAATCTTTATTAGATGCAAATGGTAACATACCAGTTAGTTTAGAAGATGATAAAACTAAAAAAGAAGTAGATATTTCAGATGAAGATCTAAAAATGTTAAAAGATATAGCAACTAGAGAATATATGCTAAATTATAAACACGTAACTCCAAATATAACAATAGAATTCGGAGATGTCAGAGAAACAGCAGATGTTAACCAAATTAAAGATGCTCTTTCTAAGATGATGGAAGAAGAGTTAGCTGAGTTATATGTAGTAGAGGAGGCTTAAAATGATAAGTTTATTCGCAAAATATAAAGAACAAATTGTTCAATTACCTGTTAATCCAGAAGGCTTAACAATTGGTGGAAGTGCTAATAATAAAGTCTCTGATACAGTTGGACAAGGTGAAATAAATGATTTAGGGTTTGCGAAATTAAAGGAGCTATCAATTAGTTCCTTTTTCCCTAAGAGATTTAATAATGAATTATATATAAATACAGGAGGAGATTTTAAGGATCCTGATTTCTATATAAAATTTTTTGAAGGTATAAAAACAGCCAGAGAACCATTTAGATTGATAATAACTGATATAAATATTAACATGTTAGTAAGTATAGAAAAATTTGATTATAGTTACTCACATGGTACAGATGATGTAAACTATGAACTGGAATTAAGAGAATATAAAGAACATAATATTAAAGTACTTAAAACTACTATTAATGAAAATGTTCCAGGCACTGTTCAAGCCGTTGCATCTGCATCAGTTGTTAATACAAATAGTAATAGACCTGTTGAAAAAGCTACTATAAGAACATATACTGTTGTAGCTGGTGATTCTCTATGGAAAATTGCTCAAAAATATCTAGGTGATGGTAGTAGATGGAATGAAATCTATACATATAATAATAATAAGAGTATTATAGGCGGTAATCCAAATCTAATAACAGCTGGACAAGTTTTATCAATACCTAGTTAGGAGGAACACTTATGAAGTATGAAAGTTTAGAGTTAATTGTACAAAGTTCTGAAGACGGAACAATATATGATTTAAGTAATATTGCTAAGTCAGTGAGCACTAGTAAATCTCTAGACAGCTCTGCTGGTAAGTGTTCTTTTTCTATTGACACTAATAAAAATAAAATTAAGATTCCAATGGGTAGTACAGTTAGTTTAACTATAGTAGAAGGTGGAAAGAAGAAAGGTAAATTTTTCGGCTATGTATTTGTAGCAGAACCTAACGGAGATTCAGTTTCTATTACAGCATATGATCAACTTCGTTATTTAAAAAATAATGAATCATATGTACTAACTGGAACTACAATGGAAAAGGTTATTAAATCAATTGGAACTGATTTTAAATTAAGACTTGGTACAATAGAAGGATCTAATTATGTATTACCAGAAAGAGTAGAAGATAATAAATCACTTGGAGATATTATTCAAAGAGCGATAGATTTTACTTTACAAGGAACTGGAAAGCATTATATTATTCGTGATGAATTTGGATATCTATGCTGCAGAGATATTGCTACTCTAGTTACTAATTTAGTTATTGGTGATGTTAGCTTATTAAAGAGCTATGAATATAAAGAAAGCATTGATTCAGATGTATATAACAGTGTTAAGTTATATAAAGACAATGAAAAGACTGGAAAAAGAGAAGTATACATTACAATGGATAGCGATAATATGAAACGTTGGGGTAAATTACAACTTTTCCAATCAGTAGATGAAAATGTCACTGATGCTCAAGCAAGAGAAAAAGCTGAGCAATTATTGAGCTTATATAATAGAGTAAATAGAACTTTAAAATTACATTGTAAAGGTTGTTTAGATTTAGAGCCAGGTAATGGTATTTATTTAGAACTTATTGATATTCCAGGTACTACCTTTAATCAAGCAGCATTAATAACTAAAATAGATGATACCTATGAAAATGGTATACATAATATGGATTTAGAGGTGATGTTTGAATGATTAATACAATAAACGAAGCTATTAACAGAAAATTAGCGTCAATTAGCTTTACTAATATAATTATTGGTAAGGTTATGTCAGTACAACCTCTTCAAATAAAAATAAATGATAGAATCGTTATAGGGCAGAGTTTCATTGAACCTATGAGTCTAGGATTAAGTGACTATTCTCCTAACTCTGCCCTTCCACTTATTGTGGGAGAAACAATTCAAATGATTAGGTACAATAATGGACAACGATTTTATATTTTAGGAAAAACTGGTACATCTTCAGGCGGAGGTAATACTGGAGATGTAGTAGTTGATTATAAAGAACAAGTGGTTCATAAACCAATTATAAAAACAACAGTTGCAGAAAAGCTTGATCCAATAGAAGCACCTATTGAAGATGAAGTAATTCTTCATAAAATATCAAGAACAGGTTCTTATCTAGATTTATTAGATATACCTAAATTCGCAACAGTAGCAACTAGTGGTAAATATAGTGATTTATTAGATCTTCCTACCTTTGCTAAAGTAGCTACTTCAGGAAAATATTCTGATTTAACAGGTAGGCCTACACTTGCTACTGTAGCTACTAGTGGTAAATATTCAGATTTAACTGGTTTACCTAGTTTATCAAATGTTGCTATTTCAGGAAAGTATGCTGATTTATTAGAAATACCTACTTTTGCTAAAGTAGCTACAAGTGGAAGTTATAGTGATTTAAAGAATACACCAGATCTTACTCAATTTGTATCTGCTGATTATGTAGAAGAACAAATTAACCAAGAAATCTTTGCTATGAATGCAGATATAATGAGTATAAGCAACGCACAAGCAAGACTTGAGCATACTATGGGAGATGTAAATGATCTAAATACAGAATCTAAACAAATAGTTGGAGCTATTAATGAAATAAGTGTTAGTAAAGAATATGATAGCTTACCTGTCGGATCTGTATTATCATTTACTGGAGAAACTGCTCCTGTTGGATATTTAATGTGTGATGGTAGTTTAGTATCAAGAGCAGAATATCCTGGATTATTTAGTGTTATTGGAACAGCTTTTAATTTATCAACAGATACTGATACAACTAAATTTAGATTACCTAATTTAAAAGGTAAAGTTCCTGTTGGTAAAGATGCAGATGATAGTGATTTTGCTACTTTAGGTAAGATATTAGGTGAAAAAGCTGTAAAATTAACAATTAGTACTATGCCAAAACATACACATACACAAAATGCTCATAGCCACCAACAAAACTACTATACTTGGTATAATGATAGTGGTAACTATGACGTAAGACTTGCTGGAAGTTCTGGTGGATATTATTCTGGGGCAGGTATGACTGGTTACTATACAAATAATGCAACAGCTACAAACCAAAACACTGGTGGAGACGGTGCTCATAATAATATTCAACCTTCTATAGTAATGAACTATATAATTAAAGCTAGCGCAACTGCTATATTACAAGGAAATGTAGTTGATGATGTAGCTGGTGGATCTACTGTTAATGCTCCGAGCCAAAGAGCTGTTCAAAAATATGTAGATGATAAAATGGGTGAAGGCGTATCAGCAAGAGTTATTATTGATAGATGGGAGGTTGAATAATATGGCTATGTATTTAGGAAACGATCAAGTTGCCGGACTTCCTGCAATTAACGGCCATCATTCTACTAATGAAGAAGTGGTAGGAACTTGGATAGATGGAAAACCTATTTATAGAAAAGTGATTACATATTCCAAATCTGGATTAAAAGAAGGAGTTAGTATCGCAACAGGTATTTCTAATATGAAATGCCTTGTTAGAGCAACTGGTTCTGTTAGATATACCGGAGCTATTTGGATTCCAATACCTTTTTATAATATTGGCGGTTTTAATAGTTTCCATATAACAGGCAGTGGAGCAAATATAATGTATCAAGAAGCTACTTATGATGCAAGTGAAATGTATTTCATTTTAGAGTATACAAAAACAACTGATTAGGAGGTACTGTATATGGCTGAAAGTATTTTAGGAAAAATTAATTATTTAACTGAAGAACAATATCAAAATGCAAAAGCAAATGGACAAATAAATGAAAACGAAATTTATTTAACACCTGATAAAACAAAAATTCAAAATGTTAGGTTATTCTACAATGCTGATGGGTATATGGGTAATATTCCATTGAGAATAAATAAATCTCAATTTGAAAAATTACGAATAATCTATGCAAGTAATGGTGCTGACTTTAGATGTGCGGAAATACCTACTACGCTTTCTACATTTTGTTTATATGGTTTTGATAATAATGGTAATGGGACAGCTGCCTGGATGAAAAAAACGGCTTATACTTTAGCCGAAAATGAAATAACTATTCAAGACAACTTTTGGAAAAATGTTAATAGTAATGAATATGGTACTGAAAATTGTATTAGAATAATTGAAGTAATTGGTATATCAGCATCTGATCATATTAAAAGTTTTGAAACTACAACTGATACATATTCAACAGCAGAAACAATTATTGGAGAATATAAAGGAAAACCATTATATCGAAAAATTATTGATATTGGAACGCCTGCGTCTAAAACAACATATCCAGCACATAAGATAGAAAATTTTAAAAGAATAATAAATGTGTATGGTAGTTTTAGAAGAAATAATTTAGATACATGGAATACTATACCTGGTAATTATAGTAATTGGGAATCATATATTTATGACTTCACGCCATCTGGTTTTACATTAAAATTTAGTGATAACCAATGGAATAATGGTATAAATGAGTGCGAGATTGTATTAGAGTATACAAAAACAACTGATTAGGAGGTGCATAATATGTTACCAGAATTAAATTCAATAAATCAAATAGATAATACTATGCCTAGTTACACATATAATATAAATAGAAATACAAATCGTATTTCAGGTTATATAGATAATAGAGATGCTATAATTCAAGCTATTTATTTGATATTACAAACCGAACGCTATGAATCAATAATTTATAATTGGTATTATGGTACTGAACTTGATAGCTTAATTGGTAAAAATAGAGATTATGTTACTAGTGAGTTAAAGAGATGTATTAGTGAAGCATTATTAGAAGATGATAGAATCAATGAAATTACTGATTTTTCTATATCTTATAACAATGATGTAGCATTAGTTCAATTCCTAGTTCAGACAGTTTTCGGTGATATTCAAATAGAATGGGAGGTGAATGTATAATGAATGAAATACCTACATATGAAGAGATTTTACAAAGATGTTTAGATAGAATTCCAAATAGTTTTGATAAAAGACAAGGATCTATTATATATGATGCATTAGCACCTTGTTGTGTTGAGTTAGCTCAGCTATATATTCAATTAGTGGGAGTTTATGATCAAGTATTTATCAACACAGCTGTTGGAGAAGCTTTAGATGCTTTAGTTAGACAAAATGGTTTAACAAGAAAATCAGCAACTTATGCACTTCGTACAGGTAAATTTAATATGATTATTCCAATTGGAAGTAGATTTAGTGATGGAACAAATACTTATATAGTTATTTCAAATATGGAGAATGATCCAACTTATTCTAGATTAGAATGTGAGCAAGCTGGTTCAGTTGGTAATTCTTATTATGGATCTTTAACGCCAATAACTTATATAAATGGTTTAACATCAGCTGAATTATTAGATATAATCGATCTAGGTAATGATGTTGAAACAGATGAAGCTCTAAGAGAGAGATATATGGAAACAGTTACTGCGCCACAATTTGGAGGAAATGTTTCTGATTATCAAAATAAAGTTAGAGCACTTGAAGGTGTTGGAGGATGTAAGGTTATACCTATTTGGAATGGTAATGGAACAGTTAAACTTATTATTACTAATGCACAAGGCGGAGCTCCAACAACTAGTTTAATAGAAGATGTACAAGAAGCAGTAGATCCAAATGGAGATCAATCTGGTCTTGGAATAGCACCAATTGGGCATTTAGTTACAGTAGTTGGCGCGGAAGAAATAGAATTAGAAGTAGAATCATCATTTACATTAGCTCCAGGAATTACAAGAGAATCTATCCAAGATAGTGTAAATAAAGTTATACAAGACTATTTTACAGCTTTATCTAAAGAATGGGATTCAACAGATAATATTGTAGTAAGAATAAGTCAAATTGAGACTAGATTACTAAGTGTTCCAGGAGTTTTAGATCTTGATAGTACAACTATAAACACAGATAAAGCTAACACAACAGGTAATGTAACATTAGAAAGTCATCAAATACCTAAGTTATATGGGGTGGTTATAAGTGATTAAGATAAATGATTATTTACCAAAAGTACTTCAAGATGTAGAAGAATTTAAAGCAATAAACTCTAATTTAGATATAGAGTTAACTAATATAGATACTTTTATCAAAGGTATACAAACAGAAGCTATAGTACAAACTGCTACTGAGTATGGTATTAGTAAATGGGAAAAAACTTTAGGAATAATTCCTATGAATAATGAGTCATTAGATGTAAGAAGATTCAGAGTTAATAATATTTTAACTAGTAAATTACCTTATACGCTAAGATGGCTTCAAAATAAACTTACTGAAATAGTTGGTTCAGATAGTGGTTGGACTTTAAATATAAATTATCAAGATTATACAATTACGATAATCTTATCAGGTTTAGATACAAATCTTATGTTAGAGGTACAAAAGCAATTAAGAAATGCTGTACCTGCTAATATGGGTTTAGAAATTGGAGGTCCTTCAATAGCTGGTGGAGATGTAAGAATAGGTATTGGTTTAATGTATGGAACTAAATATTTGATAGAAACTGTTGGAGTTGGAGCTTCAAGATTTGCTCTAGGAAAGAATAAATGGACAGCTAATTTAATTAAAAGATTTACTGTGGATTATTACTATTATGAAACAGATAGAAAAATAGCAGTTAAACCAAATACAACTTATATATTTTCTTCACCAGATAGTGGAGTAGTATTTGCAGGAAATGTTCAATTTAGTGATAACTATGAAGGAGTAGATTTTATCGATCAAATATTTACTTTCGATAAACCATTTACTACACCTAGTTATTGTAAAGCAATAAGAGTTTTATTTAATGAAAAACATTATCCTGAAGGTGCTAGAATACAACTTGAACTAGGAGAAACTAAAACAAGTTATGAAGAACCAAATATATTAGAATTATAAAGGAGGGATATAGATGTTTAATGGATTACAATTAACAAATAAAGGTATAGAGCTATTAACTAATTTATTAAATGGTCATAATATTCAATTTACTCATATAAAAATGGGTAATGGAACTAGACCAGCTGATATCACAACTCTTACTGATTTAGTTAGTACTAAACAAACATTAGAAGTTGCTCGTAATAGTATTGTTGATCAAAAAACAATGTTAATTGGTGCAAACTTGTATGGAAAATTAGTAACTTCATCTTTTTATTGGACAGAAATTGGATTATTTGCAAAAGATTTAGATGGAGATAACATTGAATATTTATTTAGTTATGATAATGCAGGCGATGAAGCGAGTTATATACCAGCAGGAGGAGCAGTTACAGAACAATTAATAGATCTAAATGTAATTGTTGGAAATGTAGAAAATGTTGTAATTGAAGTAGATAAATCATTACTATATGCTACATTAGAAGAAATGGAAAAGGCAGATAATGCTTTAAAAACTGTATTAGAAACTAAAATAAATACAGATGTAAAAGCTGTAAGCGATGCTTTAACATTTCATAAAGATAATATAGAAAATCCACATCAGGTTACAAAATCTCAGGTTGGATTAGGAAGCGTTCAGAATTACGGAGTTGCTACAACTGCTGAAGCAAAAGCAGGTACTTCTAATGCTAAATATATGACTCCAATAAGAGTAAAAGAAGCAATTGAAGGATTAGGAGTTGCTTCAGATGGAAATGTAATAATTAAAATTGGTAGTTCCCAACCAGCTGTTCAAAGTGGGAAAACAATTATCTGGATAAATACCGGAAGTTAGGAGGTGGAATAGATGGCTACAGCTATATCACAAAAAACTTTAGCTACTGCGGATCCAGCGGTCTATGGTGAAGTCACTTATACAAGCTCTCGTTCTGGTAATAATATGGTTTACAACATTACTGTTTCAGCATGGATTACAAATGGTGGTGGTTGGCGTAATAATAGATGGGCTTGTAAATTATGGGTTAATGGTAAAGAAATTTGGGGCAATACAACTTTAAAAGGTCAGACAAGTGGTGCGATAGGTACTGGAAAATACTCAGCAAGCGTTGAGGTTAAAGTTGCCATAAATAGTGGTTCGGTTCCTATAGCTGTTCAATTTGCGGATACTGGTTGGTCAACAAGTTGGACTATTAATGAAGGCTGGGGATATTATGAAGGATCTCTTGCGGTTACTGCTCCATCGGCTCCATCTGCACCTAGTAGTTTAAGTATTCCATCTTCAGCTGCACCAGATCAATCAATAGCTATAAGTTGGCATGCAGCAAGTGGTGGTAGTAATGGTGTTTCTGGATATCAATTAGCATATAGTAAAGATGGTGGAAGTAATTACAGTAATATAGATGTTACTGGAACAAGTAAAAGCTTAGATCTTAATAGTTTAGGATTTATACATGGAAGTGTATTAAAATGTGCTATTAGATCATATAGTACAGTTAATGGTACTAGATATTATAGTGCTTGGACATACAGTGGTTCGATTACTACTTCATTCGTAGCGCCATCAGTACCTTCTACAATTTCAATTCCTGCTTCAATAGCACCTGATAAAACTGCTTCAATTAGTTGGGCAGCTGCTTCAGGAGGTACAAATGGGGTTAAGGGATATGAATGGCAATGGAGTAATGATGGAGGAAATACTTGGCCAGGAAGTACACAAACTACTGAAACTTCTGGAAGTTTAAATCTAAATAGTAATGGATTTAAGCATGGAAGTAAATTAATGGCTCGCGTTAGATCATATACTATTGGTCAAGAAGACAAATATTATAGTGATTGGAAAACAAGTACAGCTACTACAACAAACTTTGTAGCTCCTTCAGCACCTCAAAATGCTAAGATAAGTACAGATATGTCAGAGCCAATTCCTACAGGAACATATAAAGCTGCTTATTCTGCTCCTGCAAACACAGGAAGTAATGGTATTAGTGGGTATAGAGTACAATGGCTTAAAAATGGAGCTAATTATGGATCAGAATATGATGTAAATGAAACTAGTGCTTCTAAAGAAACTACAGAAGATACTATTCAACCTGGTGATACTATATCATTTAAAGTTAGGGCCTATACAATAGGTCAAAATACAAGATATTATAGTGGTTACACTACAAGTGGAACTATTACCATTGTTAGTGATAAATTTATTTATATATCACAAAATGGTGCAAGTTTCAATAAATATAAAGCATTCATTAGTGTAAATGGTGGAAGCTTTACAGAAATCAAAAAAGAAAGACTAAAAGTAATAAAATAAGAATAAGGAGGATAATGTATGCAATGGTTAACAGCATTATTAATGGGTTTAACAGCACTCATTTCAGCCGCAGGTACATTAATAGTAACTACTATAAAAACTAAGAAGCAGATTGAAGAAACAATACCAAAGAAAATCAAAAAACAGACAAATATTGATACTGATATAATTCAGCGTATGGAAGATATTAAAGAATTTTTAGGTGCAGATAGAGTTCAAATATATGATTTTCATAATGGTGGTCATTATGCTAATGGCAGAAGTGCTTTAAAAACTAGTTGTACATATGAGGTTGTAAGAACTGGAATAAAAGGTTATCAAATGTATTTACAATCTCTACCTTTAAGTGCAATTCCAAGATTTACTAAGAAATTGCTTGATACTGGTGAGATGTGTGTTAATGATATAGAAGAAATAAAATATACAATGCCTGGAGCTTATAACATCAAATCAGAGCAAGGTGTTAGAGGATTCCATGATGTTATTTTAGAGAATAAAGATGGGGAACCAATTGGCTTTTTAGGAATACAATATGTTAATAGTTCTCATAAAACATATAATAATAAAGAGAAGAACGAGATCCTAAGATTAAAGTTCTTCATCGAAGAAAACCTAGAATCTATGATTAAGAGATGAAAGGAGGCGTAGTATTATGAAATTACCAAATAAAGTGTATGATATACTTAAATGGGTAGTTATAACTGTTATGCCTGCATTAATGACTTGTTTCAGTACAATAGGAATAGCTTTAGGCTGGGAATTTACTGAAATAGTTATAGTTATTGTAGGAGCACTAACAACTTGTTTAGGTACAATTATTGGAGTCTCTGGTTTAAACTATGCTAAACAAAATAAATAAGGAGGAATAGTCATGGAAAATATTGAAGAAGTTGAAGTATTCGAAGAAGGGATAGAGGTTGAACCTGTTGAAAGAGAAGCTGATTTCGCAATTCCATCAGAAGATGAAGAATTGGTTGAAATTGAAGAAGAGGAGGAGTAGTAGTATGAAGATATTTGGTATAGATATCAGCAAATGGCAAAAATATTATCCTTATGATCAAGCTAACGCTGAAGGAGTTAGATTTGCTATTATTAGAGCTGGATATAGTAGAACCAAAGATGCTGAATTCGAGACTCACTACGCTAATGCTAAGAGATTAGGTTGGGGCGTAGGTGCTTACTGGTACTTATATGCTACAAACGTTGAAGCTGCTAAAGCTGAAGCAAGAGCATTCTTACAAGTAATCGCTGGTAAGCAATTTGAATATCCAGTTTATCTAGATATTGAAGATCCAAGTTTAAGAGGATTAGGTAGAGATACTCTTAATGCTATGATAAGAGCCTTTGGAGAAATTATTGAAGGAGCTGGGTACTATTTCGGAGTATATACTAACCTAGACTGGTATAGAAACGTTATTAGTGGAGCTGAATTAAACAAAAAATATGATTGGTGGATTGCTGCTTGGTCTAAAGGAGCTCCTACAGGAGTAAATTATGGCGTATGGCAATTTGGCGGAGAAACTAATTATATTAGAGGTAATAAAGTAGCAGGAGTTACTACTGATCAAAACTATGCATTTAAAGATTATTTAGCTATTATGAAAGCTAAAGGATTAAATGGATTCAAAAAAGAAGTAACAGAAGGACCAAAACCTGAACAACCAAAAGAAACAATTCCATTCGAAGGAGTAAGTGATGAAGAACTTGCTAGAAGAGTATGGGCTGGAGAATTTGGTGACGATGATGTAAGAAAAGAAGCATTAGGATCTAGATATGATGCCGTACAAGCTTTAGTTAATAAAGGAGTTGGTAAACCAGCAGCTCCAAAAGAAGAACCAAGATACTATGTAGTAAAATGGGGAGATACTTTAACTAGAATAGCTAAGACTTATAAAACAACAGTTAATGAGTTAGTACGCTTAAATAATATTAAAGATCCAGATAAGATCTATGCAGGTCAAAAGATTAGAATAAAATAGAAAAGATATTAAAAAGCATCAGAAAATGATGCTTTTTTTATGGTTGAATTTTTGTCGCTCAAAAAAGTTATGGTTGATTTTTCTCATAAAGTGTGATATAATATTATATATAAGAGAGGAGGGCCAATACAATGGACAACATAAGAAATGAGCTAGAAAAGAGGATCTTGGCTAAAGAAGAACAAATTAAAAAGCTAAGAACTGAAATTGATAATTTAGTTGATAACGCTAAGCGATTAACATTCACTGAATATGCTATTGCAGATATTCTAGTTAATCTTGGAACTAAGATCAGAGTTAAACAAGCTCAAATCGAAACACTTCAATATGAAGTATATGATTTAATGCTAATCTTAAAAGCATAATAATTGAAAAGGAAGGTTTTATAAAATGGAATTTAAAAAAGAAAATATCAACCCTAAGGGTTGGAAAACAGGTGACTGTGTTGTACGTGCAATTGCCGGTGCTAATAATATCAGCTGGGAGGTTGCATATTTACAACTATGTGATATAGGCGCTAAGAAATGTAGAATGCCAAATGATAAGCAAACTTATGAAGCATGGTTAAAAGAACATGGATGGGTAAAGCAAAAAATGCCTGTATGGTATGATGCGTTTGGAAATAGAAATAGATATACTGTAAAAGAATTAGTGGATGAATATCCTGATATTAAAATGATAGTTAGTATTGCCAGTCATCTAACATACGTAGATAAAGGTACTTTAATTGACTCCTGGGATTGTAGTCGTAAATCAGTAGGAAATTACTGGATTAAGGAGGATTAACAACATGAGTATAAAACAAGTTAAAAGTAACATCGCATATACAATAAAGGCTTTAACCGAAGAGGTTAAGTCTTTTAGCGATATTGATTTAGTAGAAACATACCAATATTATAAGGAAAGAGAAAATCATTTATGCAGTCTTGAAACTCTTTATATGAAAGTATTAATGAAGGAAATTAGAAAGCGTGGTAAGGTTTGTCCTAAATGTAAAGAAACCTATCTAGGATATCCGGCAATTAGTAGAGTAGATAATGAGACTGAGATATGTCAAGAGTGTGGTCAACGAGAAGCATTATCAGCTTGGATCGCGGATCGTTATAACAAAGGGCTGTGAAGAAAATGAAAATAACTAATGAAATTAAATTAGAATTAAATAGATATGTAGATAAGGACTATGAGTGCAAGCACTCGGTCCTTACTATTTATATAGATAATGAAATGATTCAAAAGAAAGGTATAGAAGCGGAAGCCATATACTATATGATTAAAGATTTATTAGAACCGGGAGAAGATATAGTTTTTGAGGAGGATGAGAAAGATGGAAAATAGAAAATATGAATTCAATGGTAAAGATTTTGATGCTAGGAGAGTAGAAGAAGTTCTTAGATATAATATCTCCAAATTAAACTTTAAGGAGATCTGTAAGATGTTTAGAGATATCTGCTATGATAGAGTAGCTTATTATAGCCAAGATTTATGCAGTGATATTTATAAAGATCCTAACAGAGATAAATTAAATATAGAACAATGTTGTAGATTACAACGTAAAGTTTCTACTGCTATAGATTTATTTGAACAATCTTACAGTGATGCTAGAGTATTTGATGAAGATTATTTAGCTGAAAGGTTAGGTAAATAATATGGCTATAAAAGCAGGAGGTTTATTTGCAATAACAACTAATAAACCAGAAATAATAGCTGAGCCTAAACAAGTAGTTGTAGATGCTACATCTATTGTAGTTAGATCAGTTACAAATAATTGGATTAGTGCATACCAACCAGACGTAGGAACTGATAGATTTCTTTTAATTAGTCCAGAAGGTAAAACATATGCATGTAAATTTTATAATAGAGAAACAGATAAGTTTCTTGGAGCTTCATTAATAGCTATGTATGCTTTAAATGAATTTTTTGATAGAAGTATAATTCCAGGGACAGAAGGATAATAATATTTTGTATAATGATAAATAGGAGGAATAAAGAATGTTATATATTAGATATGGAGAACCTATAAAACAGGTTAAAACTAGATATTCGGCATATGTATCATTCCAATGGTCTCAATATTATGTTGATGAAATAAAGAAGTTACCAACAAGGTATTGGAATCCAGATACTAAAGAATGGGAAATACCTACAGATCTACTTCCAGCATTAAAACGAATTGATCCTGAAATAAAGGAACTAAACCAATTAGAGCAGGAAACAAATATAGATTTAACTGATGATGATTTTAAGACAACTCCTTTTGATCATCAAAGAGAAGGAGTACTATATGGTATCGAACATCCTAGTTGGTTACTTGGGGACCAGCAAGGGTTAGGTAAAACTAAACAAATGATAGATTTAGCTGTATGGAAAAAGAATCATCAAGGGATAAAACATTGTTTGATTATCTGCTGTGTTAATAACTTAAAATATAATTGGCTAAATGAAATTAAAATACATAGTAATGAATCAGCTTGTGTATTAGGAGTTAAGAAAAAAGGTAAAGAGCCATCTATGAATGACCGTATAGAACATTTAAAATATGGACCAAATGAATTTTTCTGGATAACTAATATAGAAAGTCTTAGAACTAAGAAGGATGGTAGATTCCATAAATCTGAAGTAGTTGATTTATTAAATAATTACATTGATAAAGGAGAAATTGGGTTAATAATAACTGATGAAATCCATAAATGTAAAAATAGTAATTCTGCACAAGGTAGAGGTTTATTAAAATTAAAAGGATCCGCTAGAGTAGGTTTAAGTGGTACTTTACTAGTTAGTAAGCCATTAGATTTATATACTCCGCTAAGATTTATTGGAGCTATTAACCAAAATCAATATCAATTCGATCATTACTATACTACAACAGATTGGTTTGGTAATATAGTTGGTTATCAACATTTAGATGAATTACAAAGATTAATGGATTGTAATATGCTTAGAAGAACAAAAGATCTATTAGACCTACCTCCTAAGCTTGAGAAGATCGAGTATATAGAATTAAGCAAAGAAGAAAGAAAGTTATATGATTCTATAGAACAAGAAATTCGTGAAGAAATAAGAGCTGATGCTAATCTAATCAAAACACCTAGTACGATTCTAGCTAAAATAACTAGATTAAGACAAGTAGCTACTCATACTGGACTTGTTAGCGATGTAGTAGTAAAGAGTTCTAAATTTGAAAGATTAAGAGATATTCTAGAAGAAGCTAAAGAGAATAATGAAAAAGTAATTGTATTTACTATGTTTAAACAGTTGGCCGAATTAGCTATGGAAGAATTTAAGGATTTTAATCCATATCATATTTGGGGTCAAATGAATCAAATAGAATTACAAGAACAAGTTAATGGATTCCAAGAAGGAACTGAGTCCAAAGTGTTATTTGGAGTTATCCAGGCTGCAGGTACAGGTATCACTTTAAATACAGCTAGTATAGTAGTATTTTTAGATTTACCTTGGGATACAGCTACAATGGAGCAAGCAGAAGATAGAGCTCATCGTATAGGAACTAAGAAAACTGTTACATGTATTAGATTATTAGCAAAAGATACTTATGATGAAAGAGTATGGAGAAGGGTATTAAGTAAAGGTAATATGGGTAGAGCATTAGTAGATATGGAAGACATTAAAAAAGTAAGTCCATTTATAGACTGTATATTCGTAGAAGGAGAATATGGAGATACAGCAAATTATTTATGATGAAAACATATAATATAAATAGGGGAGATGATTAACATGAATTATGATACAGCTTATATCGCAGAAAAATGCGGAGTTAGAAAAAGTACTATAGTTAGCTACATTAAATATTGTGCTGAATATGGAATAGAAATACCACAGCCAATTCCTTATCAATCTAGTAAATATGTTTTTACTAAGGAAGATGCTGATACAATTACCGAAATGTTTAAAAATAAAAAACGTGGTGAGATGGCTGAATATAACTATAAACATTGTTGGGGAAAGAAAATAAGAGAGAAATACCCTCGTAAAGTATAGTTATTCATAGCAAATTCGCGCATATACAAGAGTTTATAATGAGATCATAGATTTATATGTCTAATTTGATTTCACTTAAATAAACGCTATTTATGCGCGTTTTTATTTGCTTAAAAATATTAATATCAGGGATCCATATATAAAAAACTTACGTATAATGATAATGAGGAGGATGAAAATATGTTTGATAACCTATCAATGGAAGAGGTTGTTGACAGATTAAAGGAAGTAAGAGATGCACAAAAAGCGCTTAAAGATCAAGAAGATGCATTAAAGAAAAGAATTATTGCTGATGGAAGAACTGAAATTAAGACTGAAAAATGTACTATGAAAATTAGTGTAAGAGCTAAAGAAGTATTTAACGAAGAAGCATTTATTGAAAAATTCAAAAATGACTCATCTTTCGATGATGCTATAAAAGGTGGTATTTTAGAGAATAAATTAGTTTTAAATCAAGAAGCGCTTAATAATGCATGTCAAGAAGGAATTATTCCTATTGATTATGTAATTCCATTTAACTCTGTTACAGAATCTCAAGTAATTACAGTAAAATAGTCCTATTTTGGACTATTTTTTGTTTTCAAAATAGTATAATTATATTAGAGGGAGGAATGTACATATGCAGAAAGATGAAAACGGATATATTATAGAACAGGAAGAATTAGAACAAGAGTATGAAAGTTCTTACTTTCTAATGCTCACTATTGATGTATTAGCTGATCAAAGACTTACAGATTTACAAAAGTTACTATATGCAGCTATAACAGGTCTATGCAGATCAAGAGGATATTGCTGGGCTAGCAATGCTTATTTTGAAAAATTATTTAATAAAAAGAATACTCAAATAAGTACCGGAATATCTAAATTAGTTGAATTAGGTTACATAAAAAGAGAAATAGTTTATAAGAAAAAAGAGATTGAAAATGGTGAGATAATTACTACAAAACAGATAGCTTATCGTAAATTATCTATAATTTTAAATTCAGCAAACCAAAATACCCCTATTTTGGAAAACCAAAATACCCCTATTTTGGAAAACCAAAAGGAAATAAATAATAATTTAATAAATAATATTTCTTCTAATAATATAAAATTATTAGAAGTTGAATCAGGAGATTCAACCATTATAGAAGAAGAAATTATTATTGATAATGAAATTGTTAGTAAAATGGAAGATGTATCTTCCGCTCCTAAAAAGGCCGGCGCCGCCCCTGAGCAGCCAGCTAAGAAAAAAGGTGGCTTAGCCCCACTAATAGATGCAATTAATGTAAAATATGATAAAGTTAAATTTCCAAGACTTAATGAATTACTTTTAGTATATTTAAAAGCTCACTTAGGTAGAAGAAGATTACCTAGTTTAGAGAAATGGAAAGATATGCTAGATAGATTAGATAATTATTCTTCAATACAATTGGTTGGTGCTAGTGGAACTAAATTTTTAGAAAATAACGCTTTAGCTATAGTTGAAAAAGCTATAAATGCAAAAGGAGATGCGCCATATCCAGATTTTGATGATATATTTAAAACTAAAATTGATGGTATATTATCTAATGATGATTTTGGGATAAGGGCATATTAAATGAATTTAGAAGAAAGAAATAAAAAAGTGGAGGAAAACTTAAAACTTGTATCATATGCGTTAAATTTATTAAAAGTACCTTGGAATGAAGATTATTTTCAGCAAGGCGTTTTAGAATTAATAAGATGTGTAGAAAAATTTGATGATACTAAAGGTTATCAATTTAGTACATATGCTACTAGATGTATAACACTTAAATTAAAGGATTATATTAAGAGGGATTATGTTATTAAACCAAAACGAACTGGAGAACCAGGAGGTAAAGTTTGGGCACCATCTGTTGTTAGTATATCTAATACAGTTTATGAAGATTCAGATGATAGACCTATCAAAGGCGAAGATGTAGTATTATCTTGTACTGAAGACTGGGAATATTTAGATCTTAAAATGGAATTAGATCTATTAGTTAAAGATGGAGTTCTAACACAACAAGAGTTAGATATATTTATTGATGGAGCCGTAAACCAATATACAGCTGCTGAGATAGCTAAGAAGTATAACATAAAGAAATTTCAAGTAAATAGCATAATTTCAAAAGTTAGGATCATTTTACAGGAAGATCTTTCGTATAATTATTATGAAGGGAGTTAAGTATATGCATTGTTTTAAGAACGGTAATGATTGTCCATATAGAAATATATGCGAGAAAAAGACAGCTAATGGTGATTGTTATAAGATGTGCGGTAAATTAAATGAAATAGATACATTATTTTACAATGCTAATATACCAAGAGCCTATTTACAGCCAATTAGTTTATATCCGGCTAGAGAAGACATAGATGTTTTCGAAGTTCTTTTAGAAATAAAGAATAATATTACTACTTATGTTGATAATGGAATTACCTTATATCTAAATAGTAAAGAAAATAGAAATGGTAAAACTAGCTGGGGTATAAAAATATTACAAAATTATTTACATCATGTTTGGTCTGAAGCAGGTGGCAGAAATCGCGGATTATATGTAGATGTTCCTGTATATTTCTCTGAACTTAAAGCAGAATTCGATACTAAAGAAAGAACTGCTAAAGAGTTTGCAAAGGATATTGATAGCGCAGATCTAGTAATATTCGATAATATTGATAGTAATAGATTAAGCGAATGGGAAAGATCAATTATGTTACAACATATTAGGAAAAGATTAAGTCATGGCTTAGCAAGTATTTATATAGGACGATATCAAGGAATTCAACTAGCAAATATACTTGGCCAAGATTTAGCATATTACATAGAAAGTGTAGGTCAAAATCTTACTCTTGTAGGAAAGCGAGGTAACATGAGATGATAGAAACTCAAATCATAAGTAAAATACTAGAAGAAAATAACTTAGATATATTATTAGATGAGAATATTAATTCTACATACTTTATTACATATACTGAAGAAGCTAGATTTATATTTAGTCATTATAATCAATACCGAGCTGTTCCTACCAAAGAAACATTCTTAGGTAAGTTTAATGATTTCGAATTCACTAGTATTAAAGAAGACTGGCAATATCTTATAACAGGGCTTAGAGAAGGTTATATGTTTAATCAACTAGCTCTATTATTCAACAGTAGTACTAAAGTAATTGAAAATAATGCTTTAGAAGGTTATCAGTTACTAAAGAATAAGATATTTGAATTAGAAAACGTTAAGCCTATGAGCTCTAATGATATCATTAAAAATGCAGATGTCAGATTAAAAACATATAAAGATAAAATTGATAGTCCAAATAAAAATGTAATCAATATTGGTCTAAAAGAAATGGATGATAAACTAGATGGTTGGTGTTGTGGTGAAGAATTAGTTACTATAATGGCTAGAACTAACCAAGGTAAGACATGGTTATTACTTGAATTCCTTACTAATGCCTGGAAACAAGGTAAAAGAGTAGGATTATATAGTGGTGAAATGAGCGCTGAGCAAATAGGTTATCGTTTCGATGCTTTACATAAACATTTTAGTAACCTAAATTTAATGAGAGCTAGCGAAGATGAAAAAGAAGCTTATGAAGAATATATTCAGGCTTTAAAAGACAATGATAATTGCTTTGTAGTTATAACTCCAAGAGATTTAGGTCATTTAGCTAATGTAAATGATATTGATTACATGATTAAAAAGTATAATTTAGATATAATTGGGATCGACCAATTCAGTTTAATGGAAGACTTTAGAAGTGGAAAAAATGAGCAGCTAAGAATTAGACTAGGAAATATTAGCGCTGATCTATTTAATTTAAGCATGAAATATAAGATTCCAATTATAGCTTTATCACAAGCTAATAGAATGGCTTCAAAAAATAATACTCCTGAATTAGAGCATATGGCTGAATCAGATGCTATTGCTCAAAATAGTACTAAAGTAATTAGTATGAGCAGAGTTGGAAATGAACTAAAAATGGCCGTTGTAAAGAATAGATATGGTCCAGTAGGTGATGAATTCATTTATATGTGGGATATTGATAAAGGTCAATTTAATTTTAGTAGATACGGTAGTCATGGAGATGATGATAGTACTGGATCTGATAATGTAAGTATTAGTAGAAGAGGTCCGGTTGAAGAAAGTCCATTCTAGGAGGAACTATGATAAGAATTGATAAAAAAGTTATTGATGCAGAAGTAGTAACTATATTAACAGAATTAAAAAGATATCGATTAGAAAGGGATAACAAGATAATCTTAAAACATATCAATGAAACAGGAGATAATGTTATGGTTACTTGTCCCTTTCATAAAGATGGTACTGAAAGAAGGCCAAGCTGTGGAGTTAGTATTATAGATAAAGATGATACACCTGCAGGAACTGTCCATTGCTTTACATGCGGTAAAACTATGGGATTTGATAGATTTGTTAGCTATTTATTAGGTGTTGAAGATGGAGGAAGTACTGGAAGACAATGGCTTGTAGAGCATTTTGATGTTAGTTATACTAGAAAATTAAACGTTTCATTACAAAGACAGCAGCGACATACAGATAAAATAGAAGAAGCTTATACTATAGTTAGAGAAATGCAGTTACAAGAGTATAGGTTTTATCATCCTTATATGTATAAAAGAGGATTAACTGATGAGATAATTGAACGATATGATATCGGTTATGATAAGATAAATGATATGATTACATTCCCAGTTAGAGATATCCAGGGTAGATGCCTATTTTTAGCTAAACGAAGTGTAAAAGGAAAGATGTTTATATTACCATCTAGTAAAAATAAGCCATTATATGGCGTATATGAGCTTGATTACAGCAAACCCGATGTTTATATTGTGGAGAGCTTTTTAAACGCATTAACGCTAGCTAAATGGGGCTATAATGCTATTGCTTTAATGGGTACTGGAAGTAATTATCAATATGAATTAATAAATAAACTACCTTTTAGGACAATTCACTTATGTTTAGATGGTGATATGGCCGGTAGACATGGTACTATAAAACTTATGCAAATAATAGATAAAGGCAAATTAGTATATAATCATCCTATGTATGAAGGCAAAGATGTCAATGATTTAACAAAGGAAGAATTCTTAGAGATCCCTTGTAAACTAAGGGATTAGAGAAATGCCTGAAAAAGTCTTATGAGAATTTCTCACAAAAAGGGATTGAATTTGGCAAAAAATTATCATAAAATTGATTTATGGATAGAATCATAAGCGTGTCTTTAGAAAGGAGGATAGCAGTGATTTAGCCGATACGAAAGATGCTCTATTCTAAACTTATATTATTTAAAAAGGAAGGTTCAAATATGAAAGATATAAATAATAAAGGGTTAGGGTTGAATAAGTTGGTATTAGAGTACCGAAACACAAAAGAGGATAAATATTTTGAGGAGTTATGGTCCGAAGTAAAACCATTCGCATTTAAAATGGGGGAAAAATACATAAACAAAATCGGCGTAGAAGATATGGAAGAGATAGCCATGGTATGTTTATTTGATTGTTGTAGATATATAAAAGAAAACACCAATGTACTTACATATTATGGAAAGATCTTAATAAACAGATATTATGATTTTTATCATGCTAATGATAAAAGAGGTAATGATAAACTAAATAACGAAGCATTAAGTTTAGATGCTACAAGAGATAATAATGGGTCTCAATATTCTATTTATAATCCATCAACCGAAGATGATATATTCATTTTAGAGGATTTTTATACAGAATGTAAATTACTAGAAAGAGAGATTACAATAGTTAATCTACTTAATATAGGTTATAAACAACGAGAAATAAAAGAGAAGTTGAAGATGAGTCAAGGGACTTATAATCGCTTAATAAAAAACATAAGAAAGAAAATATTAGAGAATTATAATTTCGGAACTATTTAAAAAATAGTTCTTTTTTATGACATTTTATGATTTAACTTTTGTATAATATATATAGGAAGCGAAAAGAAGGAGGAATAATAAATGGCAAGATTAAATGCTCAACAAGCAGCTTCATTTCCAACAGGAGGAGGCAGAAACAGTTTTTTATCATTACAAAATGACGGAGATTCAGCAGTAGTAAGATTCGCTTATAATTCAGTTGATGAGTTATGTGGATGTGATTCAGTTCATACTATTAAAAACACTGAAACAGATAAATATGTAACTGTAGATTGTTTAAAAACCGATAATAGTAATCCTGATAGCGTATGTCCATTATGCGCAAGTGGAATTAAGATGCAAAAAATTTATTACTTACAAGTAAGACATGAAGAAACAGGAGAAATGCTTTTATGGCAAAGAAGTGAAAACTTCGTACTTAATACATTAGTACCTTTACTAAGTGATTATGAAGCAGATGGAACTCCAATTACAGGATTACCAATTAAGATCGTAAGACATGGCGCTAAAGGAGATCTAAATACTACATACGCATTAATTCCTAAAGCAGCTGATGGAATGACATTAGATCAATTCCCTGAAGATATTGATGTAAGAGTAGAAGGAATTGTAAAAGAATATAGTTTCCAAGAACTTCAAAATTATGTTGCAACAGGTAAATTACCTACAGCTGGAAATAACCAAGAAGAATCTGCTATTAGACCAAGAGGTAATGCTCCAGTAAATATGGGCCAACCTGCTAGAGTTGAAGATTATAGCCAAGCACCAGTTCAAGCTCCTGCAACTAGAAGCAGAAGAACTATTAACCAAGGCGGATATTAATGGCATTATTCGATACTTATTCTAGAAGTTCTAAGGAAATAGATAAAGCGCTAAAAGAAAAATTAGCAAAAAAAGCCAAACCAAAAACAGGTAAGGCAGATAACCTGTTAAATAGAATAAATACTATTAGACAAAGAATCCAAGAAAATCTAGGTGAATATCGAGAAGATTACCGTATTCTTATAACTGATGAAGAAATTAAAGAGTATTTTGATCATATCATAGAAAATGATCTATGTTCGATCGATACTGAAACTACTGGTTTAAATTTCTTCCAAGATGATATTGTTGGTATATGTATTTACACAGAGGGAGAAAAAGCTTCCTATATCCCTCTGAATCATATATCAAGTATTTATCAAACAAGAATAAGTGGCCAAGCCGATATTGATTTAGTAAAAAATGAATTAAAAAGGTGTAAAGAAAAGAATACAAAGTTTATTTATCACAATGGTAAATTCGACTTAAATGTATTAGAGACATTCTTAGGATTTAAAATGAATTGTCCTTATTGGGATACATTAGTAGCAAGTTATTTAATTACTAATGATAAAAACCAAAGAAGCTTAAAAGATCAATATAGTAAATATTGCAGTCATTTAGAAGATAAAGAAAAGATTGATACTTTAAGCCATTTTAATGATTTATTTGATGGTTTAAGATTTGATTATGTACCTATTGATAGTGGTTATATATATGCTGCTCGAGATGCTTGGATGACTTATAAATTATTCGAACATCAAAAAGCATTCTTTGAACAACCAGGAAATGAACAATTATATAAATTATTTAGCGAAGTAGAAGTTCCATTAATACAAGTAACAGCAGATATGCAAAGAACTGGTGTTGCAATAGATATGGATTTAGCAGCTAAATTAAAGAATGAATTTGGAGCTAAATTAAATACTATAACAGATACAGTATTACATGAAATAGATAACTATCAAGATGCTATAATCAAATATAGAATGACTCATTATAATACTAAATTACAAGATCCTATAAACTTCAATAGTAATGATCAATTAGCGATATTACTATATGATATAATTGGCTGTTCTAATCCAGATAAAGAAAAACCAAGGGGTGTAGATGAAAAAGCATTAAAGCATATTAATATTCCTTTAACTAATGCTATATTAGAGTATAGAAGTGTTAATAAACTATTAAGTACTTATATTGATGCTATACCAGCTAAAGTTGAGAAAACAACAGGAAGATTACATGCTAGTTTTAACCAAAATGGAGCAGACACTGGAAGATTCAGTTCTAGTGAACCTAACTTACAAAATATACCTAGAGATGGTGGTATAAGATGTATGTTTAAAGCTACAGATGGTTATTACATGGTAGGCGCCGATTATAGTCAGCAAGAACCAAGAGTACTAGCGCATCTTTGTCAAGATGAAAATATGATTAATGCGTATAAAACAGGAAGAGATTTATATAGTACTATGGCTAGTTTAGCTTTCCATGTACCTTATGAAGATTGTAAAGAATTTTATCCAGATGGTACAGTTAATAAAGAAGGTAAGAAAAGAAGAAGTCATATTAAGGGGGTAGTACTAGGACTAATGTATGGTCGTGGTGATGCCAGTGTAGGAGAACAGCTAGGAATTACTGTAGAAGAAGCAAGAGATTTATCTAAATCATTATTTGAAGCATTTCCTAAAATGAAACAATATATTGAAGATACTAAAGCAGCTGTTAAGAAAATAGGTCATACTACAACATTATGGGGTAGAAGAAGATATCTAGAACATATTACAAAGGATAAATTCGAATTTAAGTATGGAGTTAATAGACCAGTTAATTTCGATCCTATGCTAGATTCTGATGATGATGGAACTAATGATGTTAGCAAAGATATAAAAGATTACTATAACAATCTACTTGAAAAAGCTAACTTTGGTAGAAGAAGACAAATAATAGCTGATGCTGAAAGAGAAGGAATTTTAATAGAAGATAATAGTGGTTGGATAGCTGAATCTGAAAGACAAGTAGTTAATAGTATAGTTCAGGGATCCGCAGCAGATATGACTAAAAAGGCACTTGTAGCATTATATAATCATAAAGAATTAAAAGAATTAGGATTTAGATTATTAATGTCAGTGCATGATGAAAATATCGGAGAATGTCCAAAAGAAAATGTAAAGAGAGTTACTGAGCTATTAAGTGAAGTAATGATAGCAGCAAATGATAAATGCTGTGTACCAATGAAATGTGATTCAGAAGTATCTGAATTCTGGTATGGACCAACAATTGATTTAAAGGAGGTAAATTAATGGAATATTATGTTGTAAAATACAGCGATGAAGTTGTTACAAATTACTGCATAGAGCATAAGATAGCATTAATGCTTTCATATTATGCTGATAAAAATTCTGCATATAAGAATTTCTTAGAACCTAGAAAGAAAAGATTAGAGCAAGGTTTGGAGAATGGTAAATTATTTATGGATAGTGGAGCGTTCACTGCCTGGACTAAAGGAGCCATTATTAATGTAGATGAGTACTGCAAATACATTAATGAAAATGGTGAATATGTAGATTACTTTGGTCAATTAGATACCATACCAAAAGTAGGAGGTACTGCACAGGAAGCTGCAGAAGCCGCTCAAAAGACACTTGAAAATTATTTTGAAATGATTTCTAAAGTAAAATACCCAGAAAAAATAGTATATACTTTCCATGTAGGAGAACCTGAAGAAGTATTAAGACAAGCTTTAGAATGGGGATCTAAGAATAAAGATAAAATGAAAATGATAGCAATAGGTGGATTAGTAAGAAAGAATTCTAATGATAAGAATTCAGTTATTACTAGAGCATTTAATGTTATTAATGAAATATATCCAGATGTAAGAGTGCATTTATTTGGCTGTACATCACCGCAATATTTCTTAGATTATCCGGCTCATAGCGGAGATAGTAGTAATCATATTATGTCTGCTATTAATGGCCATGTAAATACACCAGCTGGGCTAATTGGCTTTGGAGAAAAATTAATTAAGAATCATTACAACAACTTACGTTATGATGAAAAAGAATTAGTAGATAAATATCTAGAAGAAATTGAATTGCCAGCTGAAAAGTTATTTGAAGATTCAAAAAATAGAGTTTTAGCTAATATTAAATATATTGAACGTGAATTCTATAATAAGAAAATTACTAATGAAAATCGCCGTAAGAACGGAAGATTATTCTAGAAATTTTTGTATAATAATTATAGAGAGGAGGAAAGATATATTTGAAGGCATTAGTGTTAAGTAGTGGCGGAGTTGATAGTACAACAGCATTAGCATTAGCAGTCAAAGAGCATGGTAAAGATAATGTTACAGCATTAGCAGTTACCTATGGTCAAAAGCATAGCAAAGAAATGTTATGTGCTGCTAAAATAGCTGATTATTACGAAGTAAATTTCTTAGTAATGGATCTAAGTGAAATTTACAAAGATAATAAAAGTTGTACATTACTCGAAGGTAATGCGGATATAGAACATAAGAGCTATGCAGAACAGCAAAAAGATTCAAAAACAGGTATTGTTAATACTTATGTACCATTTAGAAATGGTTTAATGATAGCAGCAGCTGCAGCAAAAGCAATGGGAATATATCCAAATGAACAAGTTGAATTATATTTAGGAGCTCATAGTGATGATGCAGCAGGTAGTGCTTATCCAGATTGTAGCGAAGAATTTGCTAATTACATTTATAAAGCAGTTTACGCTGGTACTGGTGAATATGTAATACCATCTGCTCCATTCGTTGAAATGACTAAAGCAGATATAGTTAAACTTGGACTTGAATTAGGCGTACCTTATGAATTGACTTGGTCATGCTATGAAGGTGGCTTAAAACATTGTGGTACATGTGGTACATGTATTGATAGGAAAAATGCATTTAAAGCAAATAATGTAGTTGATCCTACAGATTATGAAGAATAAAAGTTGTATGGAAATCCAACCAACTTAAAAAATACTAGGAGGAAAGAAAATGAGAGATAAAAAAATTAGTAAACTACAATTAATCTTGACCACATTCTTTGTAGTAGCATTATTGGTCAGCAACGTAATAACTTCTAAGCAAGTATTATTACCATTCGGAATTACAATGACAGGAGCAGTATTTATATTTCCAATAACTTATATACTATCAGATTTATTTAGTGAAGTATATGGTTATAAATGGAGTAGATTTACTTGCTACTTAGCATTCTTTATGAATTTATTTATGGTATTGGTATTCCAAGCAGTTATATCAACACCAGCTCCAAGCTATTGGACAAACCAAGCAGCATTTCAAACAGTATTAGGTAACACACCAAGAATATTATTTGCATCATTATTAGCAATGATGGTAGGAGATTTTGTTAACGATAGAGTATTTAAAAGAATGAAAGAAAAACATCCGCACACACATAAAGGATTTGGATGGAGAGCTATCTTATCTAGTCTTTGCGGAGAATTAGTTGATAGTTTAATATTCTTACCATTAGCATTTATAGGACAAATGCCAGTAGCTACATTAGCAATTATGACAGTAACACAAGTTGGAATTAAAACAGGATATGAATTAGTTATATTACCTGTAACAAGACTAATTGTTAAGAAAGTTTCAGAACATGAAAAGAAATTAATTTGGGAGGAATAAAGAATGAACAAATACATGCAAATTGCAGATGAATTATCAAAACAAAATCTATTAACTGGTAATGGTGGTCCATTCGGAGCCATAGTAGTTAAAGATGGAATTATTGTAGGAGTAGGTAATAATAGAGTTGTTGGATCTAATGATCCGACTGCTCATGCCGAAGTAATGGCTATTAGAAATGCTTGCCAAAACTTAAATACATTCGATTTATCAGGATGCTCAATTGTAACTAGTTGTTATCCATGTCCAATGTGTTTAAGCGCAATTATCTGGGCAAATATTAAAGAAGTTTACTATGGTAATACTAAAGAAGATGCTGCAGATATTGGATTTAGAGATGACTTTATTTATGACTATTTAGAAAGTTTAACAGCAGGAGAACCTAAAGAAGATATCTTAAAACTTATCCAAATGGATAGAGATGAAACTATAAAAGCATTCGAAGCATTCAAAAATAAAACTGATAAAACAATGTACTAAGCACCAAATGTCTAAATATATCAAGGAGGATTTAAAATGATAAAATTAAAAACAGATGTTTTGAGAGATATGCTAAACAGAGCTATTAAAGTATGTTCATTTAAGAAAATGTTACCTTTAACTAGTTTAGTAGAAATCGAAACAAATGAAAAAGGTTTATCAGTAAAGACTACTGATAATGTAACAACAATGATCATTACTGAAGCTGTAGAAGGATTAACACCTGCAAGAGTAGTTGTTGATGCAAGTATTATTACAGCATTAGTTAATAAAATAACAACTGATGAAATTGAATTAAATATAACTGATAGTGCATTAACTATCGTAGGTAATGGGGTTTATAATTTAGAAATTAGAGTTGATGAAAGTGGAGAAATAATTAAACTACCAGCTATTAATCAAGATCTAATTAATTCGGCTAATAAAGAATTTGATTTCAAAGGTATTGTTGAAAAGTTAAAAATCTGTAAATCAGCTATTCCTGAAAATACAGATCAAAAAGAACTTAACAACTATTATTTAAAAGATATAGTAGTTGCTACAAACGTTCAAAAACTAAGTGCAGTTGCAAATAGCGAGATTATGAAAAATGAAGAATTATTCATTCCAGATGATTTCGGTAATATCTTAATGCAATTAGATTTCGTAAAAGCAAATTATGCTAAAAAAGATGAAGTATTAGTAATTGTAGGAGAAAACTTTGTTATAAGTACTACAATGTATGGAGAATTTAATAAATATCCATTAGAAGGTATTTTAGGAATCTTAAAACAAGATTACTTATATTCAGCAGTAATCAAAAAAGCTAGTTTAAGTTCATTATTAGATAGATTAACATTATTCATTAGTGAATATGATGCTAATAGTATTAACTTTACATTTACAGCTGATAATCTTAGAATTACTAACCAAAAGAAAACTTGCAATGAAGCTATCGAATATGTAAATAAGAATGTAGATGGAATAACAGAATTCTCATGCCCAATTAACATTGAGTATTTCAAGAATCAAATAGATGTATTACCAGGCGATGAAATTTTATTCAAGTTTGGTGGTAATGATGTTTCAATAGCTATGTTCGTTAATGACATTACTCAAGTTGCTGCTATAATGCAAGAGGATTAATTATGGCTAGGGGATTATTTTCAGTCTCCAACCTTATAAAAGAACAGGAGGCGCAGAACAATGTAGCCTCCTTATTTCTTAAAAGGATAGAGGAAGCTGTAGTAAAATTAGAACCTGAATTTAAGCCATCAATATACTATAAACCATCAAGTTTGATTTGTATGAGACAAATGTATTTCACTAGACAAGGTATACCACCTGAAGATGAGAAGAAAACAGCAGCAGCAATAGGAATATGTGAAAGTGGAACCGACCGTCATGATAGAATTCAAAGAGTTCTAGCTAGTATGAAGGATCTAGGAATGGAATTTGAATATATTGATGTAGAAACATATGTTAAAGAACATAACTTAATAGATATAGAAATAAAAGAGAAAAAGGGTATGGAAACAAAATGTTTTAATAAACGCTATAATATTAGCTTCTTAACAGATGGTATTATTAGATACATACCAACAAATAAGTATTTTATATTTGAGTATAAAACAGAAGTATCAATGAAATTTAGAAATAGAGAAAGTGAAGAGATGACACATAGAACACAAGCAGCATGTTATTCTTTAAGCTTCGGAATAGATGATACATTATTTGTTTATGAAAATAGAGATATTTGCGAGAAGAAAGCTTTTCATTATCATTCAGATTATAATGAACAAAAAACTAAAGTAATTGATAAGATTAAGCTATGCGAAGATCATTTAGCAAAAGGTATAGTACCTCCTAAATTAACAAATAAGGATATTGATCCTAACTTTGTAGGGGGTAAGGATAGAGTATCCGGGCCAAGTGCTAAGATCTGTCAATACTGTAAGTTCAAAAAGGAGTGTTCAAAGTATTTATGATAAATAGTAAGAAAAAGGGAGCTGCAGGCGAAAGAGAATTCGCCAACTATTGTAAGAATATGGGTTTCGATACAAGAAGAACAGCTCAATATAATGGTAAAGAATTAGATAGTAAAGCAGATGTGGTAGGAATACCTGGTATACATATAGAAGTTAAAAGGGTTGAGCAGTTAAATATTCATAAAGCAATGGATCAAGCAGTAAGAGATAGTCAAGGTCATGGAGAGATTCCAATAGTAGCTCATAGAAAGAATGGAACTAAATGGCTAATAACTATGACTGCTGATGATTGGTTTAAAATGTGGTATGGTATTGGAGAGGAGGAAGAGAATGGGAAGTCTTCACAAGAAGTTTAGAGATGCGAATGATAAAAGAGTATTAAAGCAAATGTTCGGAACTGAGCCAAAACATAGATGCAAAGTTTGTCATAGATTTTCATTATTTAATCATAATGATCCTAAACTAAAAGAACATAATGGTTGTGTAATGTGTTATCTTATCGAGCAAACTAGAAAGGAAAGAGCTGATGAAGAAGAACGAAATAATAAATCAGAAGATAGCGGAGAATAGTAAACTAATTGAAGATATAGTTTATCAAATCACTACTGAATATACTAAGGGATTAGATGAAATAATGGTTAATTGCCGAATTATATTCAATAGTAATGAAAAAGCTACTAATGAAGAACTAGAAGATTTACTTAGCCAATTACCTTGTGCTTTATACTTTGTAGCCAGTGAAGGTCAAGAAGTAATAGGTATAAAGCAAGATATTGCTCAGATAACAAGAAAAGAAAATTATAATATAGCGCGTGAAAAAGCAGTGGGAACAATAGCTGATAAAAATACTACTGCTGAGATGCAAGTAATAAATGAAGCTATAAATGAAATTATCTATGAAAGAGCTTATAAAATGATTAGATCAAAAGTAGAAATGGCTCAAGAGATGATTAATAGTTTAAAAAGAGTATTTGATGCTCGAATGAGTGATTTAGAAATATCTAGAGGAGTGAGAAAATGAGTATAGTAGAATCATGGAATAGTGAAACAATTTATGGAGTAACCGTGAAAAGTGAAACATATTACGTAATACGTGATAAAGAAACACATGAATTTGACTGCCGAGAAGGTGAATTAACTGATAATATAATGGAAGCTAATTGGTATCAATTTTATAGTGAAGTGAGAGAAATCTTAACACATTTTGATGAACCTGATAAGTTTGAAATAATTAGATTTAACTGTACAACTAAATTAGAGGAGATTATGTAATGAGTAAACTAGATGTTTTAATAAAAGAAATTAATAAAGAATATAAAGAAGAAATCGCCTTTAATGGAAATGATGCAGCTCTAATGAAATATGAATTAGTTCCTTTTAGTAGTCCAAGATTAAACTATATGATGTATGGTGGTTTACCAATGGGCAGAATGATTGAGTTCGCTGGGGCTGAAAAAAGTGGTAAAACTACTACCGCACTAGATATGGTAAAGAATTGTCAAATAAAATTCGAGCAAGAATATGAAATGGAAAAAGCAAAACAAACTCTGAAGGATAAAGAACCTGTAATGAGAAAAGTATGTTTTGTAGATGCCGAAAATACATTCGATGTTGAATGGGCAACTAAATTAGGAGTTAAAGTAGAAGATCTATTACTAATAAAACCACAAGAACAATATGCTGAACAAGTATTTGAGATTATGAGATCTGTTATTGAAACAGGTGAAATTGGTTTAATAGTTTTAGATTCAGTAGCTCAGCTTGTTAGTAAGCAAGCTTTTGAAGAAGACATTGAAAAGAAGACCTATGGTGGTATAGCAATGTCGTTAACTAAATTCTGTAATATAGTAGTTCCTTTATTAGGTAAATATAATTGTATGTGTATAATGATCAACCAAGTTAGAGAGGATCTAAATAATCCATATAATCAATATATAACTCCAGGAGGAAGAGGATTTAAGCATAACTGTTCAGTAAGACTTATGTTTCAACAAGGAGATTTCTTAGATGCTAATTATAAGAAATTAAATAGAGGCTGTGAGAATCCAGTAGGTAATGAAGTTAATGTTAGAATAGAAAAATCTAAAACTTGTAGAAGTGACAGAAGATTAGGTTATTATACATTAAATTATTTAGAAGGTATTGATTACATAAATGATATGATAGATGTATTACTTCAAACAGGATATATAATGCAAGCAGGTAGTTATTTTACATTACTTGATGCGGAAACAGGTGAAGTATTCTGTGAACCTGATGGAAAAGAAGTGAAAGTTCAAGGAAGAACTAATCTATATAAAAGATTAAAAGAAGATGAAGAGCTTTATGAGCGAATTGTATCAAAAATTTCGTATAATTAATTTAGAGGAGGGATGATATGAATACACGACAATATTCTAAGCAACAAGAGAAACGTGTAGCCAAGAATCTAAATGGTAAAGTAAATGCGAATAGTGGTGCAACAGGGTTTTATAAAGGAGATGTAAGAACAGATCATTTATTAGTAGAATGTAAAACAGCTACTAAAGAAGTTAAATCTGTATCTATTAAAAAAGAATGGCTTACTAAATTGAGACAAGAAAAGTTCGCAATGGGTAAGTGGCATTCAGTATTAGCATTCGATTTCGGGGATGGTGAAGACTACTATATTATAGACAAAAATCTGATGTCTATGTTACAAGATTATTTGGAGGAGGTCTATGGAAAATAATGAAGATGGTGTTTGGATAACAGACATGCTTTGCGGCGAAAGATTAAAAGGTCTTGAAAAATTATTAAGAGATACTTATAGAATAGCCGATGAGCTTTACATGCTTATTAATATAAAAAGATATCCTTTAGTTGTAGTTCCTGATTTACCGCAATATGATGTTACTGTAAGTAAAGTAATAAAGAATAAGTGGGTTGTAATATCAAGAGAAAAGGGTATGGAATTAGAAATTATATTTAATAAGATAAAAAGAAAATTAGAAGAATATAAAAAAGAACATAAAGATTATTTATTAACAAAATCTAATGGAGGTGAGCCAAGTGAGATGGTTTAATTGGTTTAAAAAACAAAAGAAAGAAGATCAATTCTTAAAGGGTGGTAAGGTTAAAGACATAAACAAATTAGAAGGTAGTGAAAAACTAATTGTTGAAGGTATAGCCTATGGATTTAAAACTACATTAAAAACTATTACAGCAACGATTCCATTCGATATATATCTTATTAATGAAGAAAAATTATTAGAGTTTAAAAATAACTTTGGTTTCAAGAAAGATAAAACACAACGCCATAAAGCTTATGTAGAGTGGATGAATAGTCTTGGTTTAGATTATAAAACAGATAGAGCTGTTGTTTCTAAAATGATCAGAGGTATTTATGAATATACAGATGGCCTATTAGATTATAGAAATCCAGCTATGATAAAGAAGGATGCTAAGGAAGAAATTGTAATAACTCAGGAGGTATAGTATGGCACAACCATTGGCAAATAAATATAGACCTAAAACATTCGAAGATGTTAGTGAACAAGGGGCTATAAAAACAATTATAGAAAATCAAATTGAACATGATGATCTAAGAAATGCATACTTATTTTGTGGAGGAGCTGGAACAGGTAAAACTACTTGTGCTAGAATAGTAGCGAACATGATAAATGATAATAAAGGTAATCCAATAGAATTAGATGCAGCTAGTAATAACTCAGTAGAAGATGTAAGAAGAATTATAGCTGATTCAAAATATAAATCTTTAGATAGTAAATATAAGATCTATATTATTGATGAATGTCATAGTTTATCAAATGCAGCATGGCAAGCATTCTTAAAACTATTAGAAGAACCTCCAAAATATACAGTATTCATGTTTTGTACTACGGATCCACAAAAAATACCAGGAACAATACTAAGTAGAGTTCAAAGATATAATTTCCAAAGAATTAGTAAAGATGGAATTATAAAAAGATTAACATACATAATTAACCAGGAGAATAATGAAGGAAGTAATATTTCATTTCAAGAAGAAGCACTTGATTATATAGCAAAACAAGCTCAGGGCGGAATGAGAGATGCTATTACTACTTTAGATAAATGTTTAGCTTATAATAAATATTTATCCTTAGAAAATGTAGTAAATGTATTATCCGCAGGAGTTACACCTTATGATTTAAGTAAATTTACTAAAATGCTATTAAAGAAAGATACTAAAAGTGCATTAGAGCAATTGAATAATTTCTTTATGAGTGGAATTGATATGGGATTATTAGTTATAAACTATTTTGAATTCCTATTAAATTTACAAAAGTATTTAGTATTAGGAGGAGGAAACGATGTTTCAAGCTTACCTCTAGATTTATTAACACAATACAAAAGCGGAGATGCCGATTTTATTAGAATATATTTACAAAAATTATATACGTTAATAAACGCACCTAAGATGGATATAAAATCATTATTAGAAGCATGGGTGATCGAAAGATGTATTTAGTGGGCCAAGAAAAAAATAAAGAATTAATTGATAATGGAAAATTAGATAATGCATCTTTTATTCTTATAAAAGGGCCAAAGAATTATGGTAAAACTTATTTAGCAAAGTATATAGCAGAACATTACAAAATGGATTACATATTACTTGATAATAAAGTAGATACAATTAGACAGCTAGTAGATAATAGCAATAAAAATAATAATTGTCTTTATCATTTTAAAGATTTTGATAAATCATCGCCAGCGGCTAAAGCAGCATTATTAAAGATAGCCGAAGAAACACCTAAAGGAGTTAAAATCATAGTTACCACATCTGCTTATAATTTCTTAGGAACATTAGTAAGTAGAGCTTATGTCTTAAATATAGCACCTTATAGTGATAAGGATATAAATGAATACAGTCATAATCTTAACCTATCTGATATGTTATTAGAAAAGCTAACCAATTCTTATCTAGATCTAACTCCTACCTTATTATTCAAATTAAAAGATAATGAAGATACAGCTGATATATTAGATATAGCTAATGAAACAATAGAATGCATTAATAAAGGTTTAACATTAGAGGATGCTTCTAAAATATCATCAAAGTTTTGGAAAGATGATAAAGATGGTTTATTACTATATTTAGATGTATTATCCAGAAGCTGTAATAAGTTACAATTCGCTCATTATAATATAGTTAATGTGATCGAACAAACTAAATTCATTTTAAATAAAGTAGCAGTAAGTAATTATAGAAACTTAGTACATAATATGTTAATGGAGATGGTATAATGAAGTCATTAATAGACCTTAAAAAAGAATTAAAAGAAAATAGATTAACCTCAAACTTATATATCTTCACTGGTGAAGAAAATTATATTAGAAAGTTATACTATCAAAAAATCGCAGAAATATACGGAAATTTAAAGAGTTTTGAATCAGTCAATGATTTATATAAGGAACTAGAGAAACGCTCGTTATTCGCAGTAAAAAGCGCGTATTTCGTATATAATGATACTGAGTTTCTAAAGCAAAAAGAAAAAGTCTATGAAAGACTACTAAAATTATGCAAAGATAAGGTAGTAATTCTAGTATTTGAAGAAATACCTGAGAAAGGTCCATTTAGAAATGTATTAGATGATTACATTACAATATTCAATAAAGTTTCAGACGATATAGCAATAAAATATGTATCAAGAGAATATCCAATTAAAGATATGTTATTTGCGCAGAAAATAGCCTTTAATTGCTATAACTCATATAACAATATAATTGAAGAAATGAATAAATATAGATGGTTTAAAGAGGATAATCCTGATCATGCTATTGATGCTATGACATATGCATGTCTATTCTTTGATAGAAAAGAGAAACCAACTCCTAGAGATTTTGCAAATGCTTTTCTTCAGAGAAATAGTTCACAATTGAAAGAATATTTAAAGCTATTAAAAGATGAGAATATTTTAGGATATTTACCTGAGTTATATAACACTATAGTATTAGCATTATACTTAAAGTTATATGGTAAATATGATGGAGGAACAAGAGCTTATAATGCAGGAGAATATTGGGGTAGAGTAAAAGAAATAAGAAATTTTAATATTAGCTATACTAAAGATGATTTATTAGATATAAGATATCTATTATATCAATTAGATTTAGATATAAGGAGTGGTAGAATGAAAGCAGAACTAGCTTGGGACTGGTTGATAGGGGTGATCCTATAATGGAGATTATAAAGAGTTATGAATTTAAAAAAGCAGAAGTGTGCAAGAGATGCGGTAGAAAGCTAAAAAATAACCAATCACGTCTGCTTGGATATGGTCCTGGATGCTATAAAAAGATGATGAATGAAAAGTATAAAAAGTTTAAGGGTGGTGGATTATTCTAATGGAAAAAGAGAAAAAAGCTCAAGATAGAAAATTAACTGATATTCAAGAAAACTTCTGCATGCTTATAGCAAAAGGTGCAGAACCATTAGATGCTATGCTACAAGTTTATCCTAGTAGAAAGGGTTATAGTACAGGTAATCAAAATCAATTACTTAAACAATTAATGAATAACCCGAGGGTAGTTAGTAGATTAAAAGAACTATTCTTAGAAATTAGAGATAATGAAGTTCTTGGTGATATGTATAATTTCGATAAAGGGGTAAAGCTATTAACTGAAAATATTGATTCAGCTAAAGCAAGAATTACAGAACAAGGATTTATCTCAAAACCATTACATGATATTATATTAAGTTCAGTACAAGAGCTAAACAGAATGTATGGATTCAATATAATTGATCGTAATGGAAATAGCGGAGGTAGCTTAAATGTTACTTTCGTAAAAGTAGATAAAACCGAAGGGGATGTTAAAATTGGCGGCGAATAGTGATATTGGAAGATTTGAAGATTTAGTATATGAATTATTGGATAATTATAGAGGATTAAGGGATAATGTAGGTGAGTTATATTTAGCATGTATAATGAGACTAAGAGGTAGAGATTATATTGAAAAGACATCTCTATTAGAATTCTTTACAAAAGATGATAAAAGCTTACCAAAGATCCCTAGTATGTCTTCTGTTATTAGATTAAGCACTAAATTACAAAAAGAAAATCCTTTCCTAAGAGGAAGAGAATGGGAAAAGAGACAAAGACATTCTAAAGATTATAAGGAGGATTTGGGTTATGGAAGATGAATTATTAGTACTTTATATAAATAAAGAAGATGGTAGTTTACATCAAGTATTATTAAATTCATTAGAATTAAAGAGAGTTGCTAACGAAATAGCACAAATATTTGCTGCTAAGAAAATGGATGTGAGGGTTAGTGATACTAAGCTAAGACTTTATGAGGAGGGTAATATTAATGGCAACAAGACAAATAGTAGGAAAGTTTAATAAAGAACTAAGTAGAATAGAATTCTATGAAATAATGGATAATTATAAAGAATACACTATAATTAGAAAGCAGGGTACAAATTCATATTATGCATGGAATAATAAGAAAAAATTATTTAGTAATAAATTATGTTTAGGATCCATACCACAAGATAAAACTAAATATGAAAATGTAATTAAGCTAATTGATGTATGGTTCAATAAAGTAGTATTCTTCTGGGCAACTAGTAAGTTTGTTACAGAATACGGACTTCCTCATTATGATAGGTTAATCGCTTTATACAAGGAATTAATTGATATTAAGCTAAATGATATCAAGCTACAAGAAACGCTTGAAAATATAAGGAAAAACGAGGGATTTTTAACATATTTGAGATGTCGTATAACATCATATAGATTTATAATGGCACAAAAGGGTACTATAAGAAGATTAGAAAAGGAGTTTGAATTAATATGGTAAAATTAAAGCAACTTAGTTTAGGAGATGAATTATATACTAAAGAAGGTGGAAGATGGAAAACACCTTTCATAGTTGAAGTTATTTATAGAGGATTTATAGTAGCAGTAAATAGAAAATCTAAAACTAATCCTCAATTCTTATTTATAAAAACTTATACTAACGAAGTATATAATGGATCTAGTAGATTCTTAAAGTATGGAGTTAATAATAAAACAAGTATTAAGGAATTCATCGATGGGGTTATTATGGGCGATTATAAGTTGGAAAAAGATACTTGCACACCTGCTCATTTAATATTAGATGAAAGTGCATTTATTCAAAATGAAAGAAGGGAGCAAGTACATTATGGCAGAGATGAATAAAAGATCAATAGAAGAAATGTGGAAAGAATATTCAGATTTATTATTAAGTACTAAAAGACCCGGTATTAAGGAATTAGTAACTTGGTTAGATAATTCTGATTTTAAAGTAGCTCCTGCAAGTACAAGATTTCATGGTGCTTATGAAGGTGGTTTATTAGAACATAGTTTAAACGTATATCAAGAATTACTTAGAGAGAAGGATCTTATTAAGTTATTTAATATTGGCTGGGATACATTGATATTAGCAGCATTATTACATGATATATGTAAAGTTAATTATTATAAAGTAGATTTTAGAAATGTTAAAAAGAATGGAACATGGGTTCAAGAACCTTATTATACAGTTGATGATTTCTATCCTATTGGACATTCAGAAAAGAGTATTATAGTAGTACAAGAATTCATTAAATTAACTGATATAGAAGTTGCTATGATCAGAGGTCATATGGGAGGGTTCGTATCAGATACATACTTTAATCCATCGCAATTATATAATAAATATCCTGAAGCGATATTATTACATATAGCAGATATGAAAGCAACATACGTATTAGAATCTCCAGGCCTATTAGAACAGTTTAAAGATGGGTTGATAGAATATGTAGCACATAATTAACAAATTGTTAATTTATGGTTGATTTTTCTCATAACATAATCTATAATTAAATTATGAATGAGAAAGGAAGGTTACATATTATGAAAAGAAAGGTAAAGAGAATTAAATTGAGAAAAGAGGTTAAGTTTGTACTAAAGGTACTAGCGTTTATATTATTACTAATTGCAGTAGTAATGTTAATGAAATCTGCTAATAATAAATATGAATCAATGTTTGAAGCATGTGACAATGCTAAAGGTTATACTTGTAGTTATTATGAAGCAAGACAATATGCAATAAGAGGAGAGTAGTAATGGGATTTATAAAAAATATCCTTAAAGCCCATGCTGACAAAAAAGATGATTTTATTTCAGAATGGTATTGGAGGAGAAAATATAATACATTACAGGGGGAAATGGATCAATTATTGGAAGTCATGAGAAGCGATATCTATAAAGAGGTGTTAGCTAAAATGACCAAACCATTAGAGTTGAAAAGGTATAAAAGGGAAAATACAAGATTAAGAAATAAATGTAAAGTCCTTTTAGAAGAAAGGAATAGTTTATACGATGAGAATAAAGTTCTTAAAAAGAAAGGTGGAGCAGCTAAAAATGGCGAACAAGAAGAAAGAATTGCTTGATAATCTTATAGATAGTATTACAAGCGTAACTACATCTGAAGCAGAGATATATGATTATGTCTCAAATCTAGATTCAATACAAAATAGAATAATGGATATAGAACATTATTTAGAGAATCACATCATTAGCAGAAATGGAGCTATAAATCTAATAAATTTATTACAGGATCTACGAATAGAACGTAGACAAATAAAGCAAATGTGGGAACTATGGAATGTCTATGGTTTAAACAGAGAAAAATTAAAACAAAAAGATTATAGAGAAATGCTCGCAGTATTGTTACGCAAAAAAGATAAGGAATTACAAACTGAATATAATTATAAAGAATTCGATGAAGAGTTTTTAGATAAATTAAATGAAGATATTCCTCTACCAAAGGGGCGTAAACCAAAGAAAATTGAGTATAATGATATTGAGGAGGAGGAAGAAATAGATGAAGAACAAGAATGAAGAAAAACCAAAGCGCTATGAAAGATTACAAGGAGCAGCTTGGGATGTTGTTAAAGAAGACATGAGATTACTTTATACTTATGAAAGTGATAAAGGTAATATCAAAGGTATCTATACAGATGGGAAGAATAGATATTCTCATTGGTTAAATGAAGACGAAAAAGCATTCTATAAACAAACACAAAAGGAGGCAAAATAATGTTAGGTATAGGAGAAATTAAAATAGATGGTAAAGGTAAGACAGCTGAACAAATAAAAGCTGAGATCTTAGATAAAGTAGGAGAACAAGTTGATTCAATGTTAAAATCTAAAGAAAAGACTAAAAAACATAAGGATCAAAAAGAAGAAGAAGTATTCCTAAATATTATGGCTAAACAATCTGAAGATAAAAGTGGATTTGGCGTAAGTACTGAATGGAATGGTGAATTTGAAGAAATAATGGATATGTTTGTTACAGCAACATCTCAAACATTACATACTATAGCAGATGATGAAGATGATGAATATAATCCAGATTTATTAGTAAAATTTGTTGGAGCATTGATCCAAACTCATATAACTAATAATAAAGGAGTAGATGTTGATGAATAATATTCAAGTACCAGTATATGAACCAACAGTAGAAGAACAAATCAAACAAGCTACTGAAGCATTAGAACAAAAGAATAATGATTTAATTCATCAAATATATAATAAAGAACAACAAATAGAACAACTTAGAAAAACTTTAGAACAACAAGCAGTATATTTTGATAGAACAGTAAGTCGTTTAGTTCAAATATTCTGTGGCCCTAAAGAATTCTAATACATATAATAATAAATATAGGTTTTGTATTGAGGTGACTGAACGGATTCTATCCCAGGTGCGCACTAATCCTATTGTATCGATACATATAAAATCTAAAAGTGCATTAGTTTATGGTCCTAGGCATAACTAGTAAGGATGATCCTATTTTTATATAAAATTTGGTTGTTAGTAGTAATGTAGCTTATAAACTTATAGTATGCTAACGTAAAAAGGCTAAAGTAATAGGGGTACCATCCTTTTCCAATATATCGGGTGTTAGTTTACGGCGAACTCTGGCGGAGCGATATAACTATTTAGTTAGGGGTCACTGCTGGCGGAGATGGTTCAATTCCATTGCTCCCGACCATTTCATAGATTACTTTATTAAAAAGTAATTAATTAGTTTTTTTAAAAGGTTAATAACAAACTGTTATTGACCCTCCATTAAGATATCTACCATAGAGTTTTCTAGATAAACGAGTGGATAAAATAGATATAGGTGAGGCGAATCGGTGTACCTTGCTAGGAATAGGCAGAAGCAGATAGCAGTGAATTCGTACTTTAACGAATCGACTCTTGGGCCGGAGCACGATAGCAAAAGCAACAGTTTTGGATAGTTAAGATTTAATAACTAGAGGGTCTTAGTATAGGACAGGTGGATATACTCCGAGATAATAGGGTGTTATTATCATAATTATTCTGGACTTATGGAAAGACATATGAGGTCAGTTCACCTACCACGACCAAAGAATAACAGGGTAGGGCATAATATGCCTTGTCGGAGCGAAGTAATTATAGGCTGGGTCCTTAAGAGTTATATCCTATAAAGAAACGTGGCTGAGATATATATGAAAGGTTCGAAATGAGTAGCATATATTATAGAAGTTCGAATCTTCTATCTTGGCTCCCAATATGCAGTAGACTGAAGGTGTTTTAATTGGTTCAATTCCAATCTACTGCGGCAAGTATTTTTTCTTATTTTTCATTTATTGTATACCTCCTTTCTTAGTAACTTTAAAAAGTTAAATTGGTATAAAATAATGTAATAAGAAATAATGTAAAACCTTTCTTGGTATGGTTCGCCCCATACCTCTTTTTTTATATAACAATTTAATGATTTATGGTTGATTATTCTCATAAAATATGTTATAATAAGTATATAAATTAAGAAAGAAGGTTTTATATTATGGAAGAAAAGAAAATGAGTAATTACAAAAAGAAACAATTAAAGGAAATTGAAGAAGCTAAAAAGGCCCAAAGAAGATTAAGATGGGAAATGACTGAAGCATTAAAAAGTTATTGGGAAGATATTGCAGCAATGGAAAGAGTTGCTAAAATAACTGGTAATAAAGACGCATTATTAATGGGCGGACAATTAGTTAAACAAGAAAAAGAAAAACTATTTAATAATTATGAAGTATTAAAAGACTTAACTACAAGTCAATTATCAGCTTTAAGAATAATAATACACAATGAAGAACAACTAGAAGAATTTTTACTAGGCAGCCGCCATAGTATTATGAAAGAACAATTACCTGCTGATGCAATATGGATCAAAGATATAATTTGGAAAGAAGAAGAATTTTTAGAACAATTAGAATTATTCAAACGTATTGGAATAACTAAAATATATTATACTGATCATAGTACAGCAACATTAAGAGCAATGGTTTGGTTCACAAGAGCAGGAGCTAAAATAATTGGCACAACTAATATTAGTGAATATGAAGAAGGATTAATAATAGAA